ACAGTTTTAGTAGGCGTGATAGATGGAGTTACAGTATTAGTTGGAGTTACAGTATTAGTAGGTGTATTAGTTGGAGTAATAGTATTAGTAGGTGTTACAGTTTTAGTAGGCGTGATAGATGGAGTTACAGTATTAGTTGGAGTTACAGTATTAGTAGGTGTATTAGTTGGAGTAATAGTATTAGTAGGTGTTACAGTTTTAGTAGGCGTGATAGATGGAGTTATAGTATTAGTCGGAGTTACAGTATTAGTCGGAGTTACAGTATTAGTAGGTGTATTAGTTGGTGTTTGTGTTATAGTTGGAGTTTGAGTTCTTGTTGGTGTTAATGAAATAGTTGGAGTAATAGTATTAGTAGGTGTTATAGTTGGAGTTTGAGTTCTTGTTGGTGTTATGGTATTAGTAGGTGTTATAGTCGGAGTTACAGTATTACTTGGTGTTTGTGTTATAGTTGGAGTTACAGTTTTAGTAGGCGTGATAGATGGAGTTTGAGTATTAGTCGGAGTTACAGTATTAGTTGGTGTTATGGTATTAGTTGGAGTTACAGTTTTAGTAGGTGTGATAGATGGAGTTTGAGTATTAGTTGGAGTTATAGTATTAGTTGGAGTTACAGTATTAGTTGGAGTTACAGTGTTAGTAGGTGTTACAGTTTTAGTAGGCGTGATAGATGGAGTTACAGTATTAGTTGGAGTAATAGTATTAGTAGGTGTTATAGTTGGAGTTACAGTATTAGTTGGAGTAATAGTATTAGTAGGTGTTATAGTCGGAGTTACAGTATTAGTTGGAGTTACAGTATTAGTCGGAGTTACAGTATTAGTAGGTGTTATAGTCGGAGTTACAGTATTAGTTGGAGTTACAGTATTAGTAGGTGTTATAGTCGGAGTTACAGTATTAGTTGGAGTTACAGTGTTAGTAGGTGTTATAGTTGGAGTTTGAGTTCTTGTTGGTGTTAATGAAATAGTTGGAGTAACTGTAGGGGTGACAGTATTAGTTGGTGTTTGTGTTATAGTCGGAGTTACAGTATTAGTAGGTGTATTAGTTGGAGTTACAGTATTAGTTGGAGTTACAGTATTAGTAGGTGTTACAGTATTAGTTGGAGTAATAGTATTAGTAGGTGTTATAGTCGGAGTTACAGTATTAGTTGGAGTTATAGTATTAGTTGGAGTAATAGTATTAGTAGGTGTTATAGTCGGAGTTTGAGTTCTTGTTGGTGTTAATGAAATAGTTGGAGTAATAGTATTAGTAGGTGTTATAGTCGGAGTTACAGTATTAGATGGAGTTACAGTATTAGTTGGAGTTACAGTATTAGTAGGTGTTATAGTTGGAGTTTGAGTTCTTGTTGGTGTTAATGAAATAGTTGGAGTAATAGTATTAGTAGGTGTTACAGTTTTAGTAGGCGTGATAGATGGAGTTACAGTATTAGTTGGAGTTATAGTATTAGTTGGAGTTACAGTATTAGTAGGTGTTATAGTCGGAGTTACAGTATTAGTTGGAGTTATAGTATTAGTCGGAGTTACAGTATTAGTAGGTGTATTAGTTGGTGTTATGGTATTAGTTGGAGTTCTTGTAATTGTTGGGGTAATGGTATTAGTAGGTGTTATAGTCGGAGTTACAGTATTAGTTGGAGTTATAGTATTAGTCGGAGTTACAGTATTAGTAGGTGTATTAGTTGGTGTTATGGTATTAGTTGGAGTTCTTGTAATTGTTGGGGTAATGGTATTAGTTGGGGTAACAGTGTTAGTTGGCGTTACCGTATTAGTCTGAGTAATTGTGTGTGTTGGTGTAATAGTTGGTGTTTGAGTTTTTGTTGGAGTTATAGTATTGGTAGGAGTATTAGTTGGTCTTACCGTATTAGTTGGTGTAATCGTTTGGGTTCTAGTTACAGTTGGGGTAACAGTTGAAGTTTTAGTGGGAGTAATAGTAGGAGTTGATGTTTTAGTAACTGTTGGAGTGACGGTATTAGTAGGTGTTATAGTAACTGTTGGAGTGACAGTTTCGGTTGGTGTAACTGTTGGCGTTGTAGTTGGGGTCGATGTTACAGTGGGTGTAACGGTTTCCGTTGGTGTAACTGTTGGCGTTGTAGTTGGGGTCGATGTTACAGTGGGTGTAACGGTTTCCGTTGGGGTGATGGTAGGTGTTACAGTAGGGGTTGGTGAAGGACATGGATAAGTTGATTCACAATCAGAACATGAAGTAAACGATATTGCATCGATGTAAACATACGCATTAGGTGAAAATGTTGGAGGTATTGAAGTAACACAACCATTAAAACCTGCACTTTCAACATAATAAACTCCACTCAATGGATAATAACTAAGAGGAATTGTTGAGATAATAACAATATTTGACGGGTCACAACAATATTGGAAATATCCCACTAAAGGTACCAATGTTTTTGTTGGTGTAATTGTTGGTGTTGAGGTGTTAGTCGGTGTTTGTGTAGGAGTTAATGTCGGTGGTGGGGGAGGACACACTCCTCCAACACAAAAATCCCCTATTGTAACAATAACTGAAGGGCTACTAACTGAAGGACTTTTACCACAAAAAGTTAATACCGTTTCAGGTGAAATAACAGTGTCTATATTATTACCACTACAATCAATAAAAGAAATTGTATGTTCAATAACATCCTCATTATTAAACTCAAGACAATTACAATTAACTGTCATTGTTGGTGTTATTGTAGGGGTTAATGTTGGCGTTTGGCTAGGTAAAATACATGGGCATACCTGTAAACAAGGACATCCCTCAGAATCAATTAATCTTACAACAACTTCAGTTGCACCACTTAAAACGTTAGGTAATGTAAATTGATAGGTTGGTGGTATAGGAACTGATGACGCAATTGGTACACACAATGATAATGTGATATCACATACCTCAATGTCGTAAGGACCTGTACCTGACGCACCAGTTATTTCTATTGATTGAATCATTTAATAATATATATTTATCGTTATTCACAATCTTCAGGAATAATATAATTATTATCTTCAGAAATTATAGGATTACCCGATTCACTCGTGATATAATAAGTAATAAGTGTTGGTGTTGGAGTTAATGTAGGCGTTTGAGTATTAGTAGGTGTTGGAGTTTTAGTTGGGAATGGTGTTATACACGGGTCCCAACTTGGTGTAGGTGTTGGAGATGATTTAGGTGTTTTAGTTGGTGTAACACTTTTAGTTGGTGTTGGTGTAATAAATTTACAAGGGTCAATAGTTTGAGTTGGTGTTTGGGTAGGAGTTGGTGTTGGTGTGGGGGTTTTTGTAGTTGTGTTACTAGGTGTTGGAGTTGGAGTTGGTGCAGGAACGTTTAAATAATAAGTACAACTTTCCTCAACAAGGAAAATAGTGTAATCACCATATGGTTTTAAAGGAGGAACTAATAAAGAAGGGTCGAATTCAAAAGGTAATGTAATATTACCCAAATTAATGACTTTGTTAGACCCCGATGGTTTAAATAACACATTCGCCAATTCACCATCGTAATTTATACTTTTTATTACTATAATTTCACTCATTAGTTAGACCTTTTTTCTATAGCTAAACAAACTTCACCGTTTTGTCTAATAAGTTTATTCATATCATTAAAAGAAATAAAGGCATGTCCTTGTTTACCCCAAGAACGACCCCAACTATTTTTAATTCTAAATTGTTTTTTAATTGTATCAACACCATTGATAACATAGGCATGACCTCCAATCTTGAAACCCGAAACTTTCATTAAACCATTAATATTAGGTCTATTCATCGATGAGTACCAATTAGTACCGACAACAACAGGTCCTTTAGTTAATACAGTCGATATTAAAACGTTTATATCATAAGTCCATAAATATTGCTCAATTCTACCAATACTCTTTAAATATTTGGCCCCCGCTCTAACAGAAGTTCCTTTATAATTTTCACCAGGCCACTCATCTATTTTTTGAGCTTCTTTATAAATAATTGTTGGGTGAACTATTGGAGCGATACCGCTATGTTTGATTGGCCCGTCCTCGACCCAATGAGCCCAAGCGTAACCAACACATTCAGAAGTTTTTCCTTGGTCTCCCCACCATTCATCGGACTCCCAATACATTGTAGTTGGTTTATTAGGAGTTAATTTTAACTTCCTTTCAATCAAATAATTTTTATCTCTTAAATCCTCAATATATAATCTACCTAAAGGTTCGTTACCAAATGGGTCTTCAGTTGTTGTGGTTGGAGTATCTGCAGAAAGTATATAAGTAATGTCGTCAGGTTTACATATTGTTGTTGAACAATTAGGACAATCTGGATTAAACATATTAAATTTACTTACAAGTAATTTAAAATTGTGTTTAACTTCAGGTGCCGATAATGGTTCTACATACATTCTAAATTGTGAGATTCCTCCATCAAAAGTACCTGCAAAATTTTGTTCGATTAAAATATTAGTAGTTAACCCATTGAATGTTGTTGCCGTTAAATCATTAGTTGGAAAACACTCAGGGTCTTGGATATAGGGTCCATTAGGAATTGTTGTTGAGGAGAAGGTTAAGTTTTCTCTAAGCCCTTGTGTTCCTCCGCCCCATGAGATATTAAATGGTACACCAACCTGTTTTTCTTTATCAGTATTTAGAGCTCTTGGTATAATTTCCTCAAAATCCTCGATAGTGTGAAATATCTTACCATTAATGTAGATTTTTAATCTACCCTTTCTCATTTTACCCTCAATTAACCATTTTTCATTTAAATTGATGATATCCATTTTTTCAGCAACTTTACCATTTTCTTTTGTGTAAGGAGTACTAATTAATGAGGTTGTATTATTTGCTAAAGATTCTAAATAAACTTGTTTAGTTATATCACCTAATCCACCACGATATTTTAAATCACAGTAATCGAACCAAGTATATCTTTCCCAAACAACATTAACTTGGAACCAATGTTCTTCATTTAACCAAGCAGGATTTTCTTTTTCACATCTTGGGTATATTGGTGGTGTACATATATCAGTTATAGTATATCCCGTTGAGTATGTGATTCCACTAGTAGAACACTCTCCTGAAGTTGTACAATCACCTGTAAATCTTAAAAATCTAACACCTATTTTTGGGTTTTTAGGGTCTCCACATAATCTTAATGAAAAAGCATTTGACATTGAGTCGTATAATGGGTCCTTTTCACAAGTGTCCTCAATAGAAGAAAAACCTTCAGGTTTACAATCTAAACAGTCATCGCAAGTATCACACTTAGTACATGTAGGTGTACAAGTAGGGGTAACAATACAATTATTACTTGTTGGGGTTGGTGTAGGACTTTGAGTTGGGGTTGGGGTGGGTGTTGTTGGGCAAATGTGTGTTTGACATTCCCACCCACAATTCTCACATTGTGGTTTGTCGCAACCACACCCGCATGATAACTGTTTTGTCTTTAAACCACCACATGTATCACAACCATAATTAACTCTAGGGTCATGTTTACCATCCTTAGACCTTGGCGGGTATACATATATACATCTACTATTCTTTATTGTTAAATCACAACATGCGCATGTACTTAAACCCGTTAAAGGAGTTGTTACTCGAGTATAACCTGTAAAACAATCAGGAGTACCATCCGCATGATGATAAAACTTATTCTCGGCTCTAGTACCAAAATAAAAAAATGTATTTTTATTATTTGGGTATATCCCATTTAATGTTGTCTCGCCAGGTCCTAGTACATATTCATTAAATAATCTCGGTTTAAGAATCATTTCGACCGACCACCCTTTGGTCATCCTTTCAGGAAAAATTTCATAATCATAACCATGAAGTTTATAAAACCCTTGATAAAACCCTCCATATAATTCGTGGTATCTACCGATTACAGGGTCGTTTTTACTAACGACTTCATATAATACGGTATTATTAAAACCAGAAAATCTTACATTTGGAGTATTTGTATACCCCGTTACTTGGAACATTTTGAATCTTCTATCAAAACTTAACCTATCAAATTTTAAAAAATCTGAAAATAAACCTTTAGTAAATGTTATGGTTTGACCTGTCATTTTATTTACTAAACCGTTATCAATTCCTGTTAAACCTATATCACATGAAGTTTCTGCAGTAAAACATTTCAAATCTAATTTATCAGGGTTGTAATAATTTTGAGAAACAAAAATATTGTTATTGTTATAATTTTTATATGTTAAATTTAAATTTTGGACGGTATCAATATTATTTATGTCAATATTGATTGGTAGTTTATTACCATATGTTTGAGCGATTAAATAAGGTGAGAAAACAACCTCCTGATTAAAATCTGTTTCATCAGATGTTAGGGACATATCATAACTATCCAAATAAAGTTTTGGGTATAGGTTGTTCCTTACATATTGATTTATATTTTGACTCGACATCTTTTTTTATGATAAATACATTAAAACGAAGTATTTATTGATAAAAAAGTCATGATTAATTTTAATAAAGAATACTTTAATAATAATTGTTATTTTTTCCTTAAAGATAAAGGTGATAAAATTTCCCTATATTATTCTGTTGCGGAAACTTTATCCGAATCTAGAAAAACCGATAACAAAAAAGACTTCAATAAAAAAGATGAGAAAAAAGTTAAATCAATTGTCCAAAAATTTTTAACCAAGAAAGAAAAAGTTAAAAAGAAGGATATTGAAAAAGAACTTGATGATGTTAGTGATACTAAAGAAATAAATGAATTAATAGGTTCTGACGGTACCTTTAGAGACTCAAGTATTCCATTTATTAATATGTACTTACACCCAAAGAAGACAATGGACCAAACTATTGTTGCCACAAGACAAACCAATGACCCTGTAACTAGAGGTTATAGAGTTTATTACGGTGAAAGTGAAGAAAAGGATGGAGATATTGTTAAAGAGATTGATTTTTCAGATGCCTTTGGTTATGAAGAAACTAAAGATATGGATTTTATCGAATCAGTAAAAACTCTTAAAGATATGGGTGTTGATAACCCTGTTGAGAGGACTAATGACTTTGGTAAATTAAAAGGTCAAAAAAGAAAAAAGGGTAAACTTAAACAACGTTTAGTTGAGAAGGGTTCTTTAGAAGAGGCACAAAAACAAAGAATGATTAAAATGGTTGAGGATATGTTATCTAAAAAGGATAGTGATTATTCTGACGTTGTTAGAAAAGATTCCCCTGTTAGTAAAATATTAGTTAAAAACTTACAATCAATTAAAAAAATTGCCGACAAAGAAGGTATAAGTATTAATAAACTTATAAGTATTTTAAAAACCAGTGAATAAAGATTTATACGGAAATAAAGTCCAATTACCTGAAGATGTTATGACCTATTTAAAACAATGTCATGACGCAGCTCAAGGTGCGGATGAAAACACCGAAGGTTTTAGAAGAAATAAAGAACTTAGAGATAATGGTGAAATTTCATACCAACAACTAAAAAGAATGAAAAATTGGTTTGATTCATTCAATGGAAGAGAAAACGATTTACCATTTATATTAAATGGAGGTCATTATGTTAGAAATTGGGTTGATAATACCCTAACATCAATGAGGGATGGTGTACATAGTTTAAAACAAAATAGGTCTGAAGTTCTTCCTAACCAATTTATAGACCCACATGAAAAAAATGGAATAAACAATTTAAATAGACCATCAAAAAGTCATAGTAGTAACACCGAATATTATAATTTGGAGGTTACCGAAAGCCTAAAACGCATAAACGACTTAATTAAAAAAATAATTTAAAAATGGCAGTAAATGAACCTTTAAATTTTGAACAACCTAAAAATGAGTTAAGTTCAATAGCTGAGGCGGAAAGAGCTAAATTATTACCTAAAAATGATTTTAAAAAGACCGCAAATGAATACTCAAGTGTTAATCCTGATGCTTTAGCCGATGGTGATGAGCAAGGTAAAGGTACGGGAGGATTTTTAGATGTTTATAACCAAGGAGCAGGAGCAATCCAAGATATTTTGGAAAGAAAAGCTGAAATAGTTATTAACGAATATCAACCTAACAAACCATACACAACACCATCCGCGTAATGAAACTTTACAACATAACTAAATCACTTATTTTAGAAGTAGCTTCTGTCGAGTCTATAATAGATTCTATTAAGAAAAAACAAAAAATAGTAATTTATTATGATGGTGACGAGCCAGGTGGTAGGGGATTACGTGTTATTGAACCTGTTTGTTTTGGTTACAGTAAAGCGGATAACCCTGTTTTAAGAGCTTGGGATGAAGAAGGTTCTTCACACACAGGATATAAAGGTGAACAACCATTACCTGGGTGGAGACTTTTTAGACTTGATAAAATTTTATCATTTAAACCGACCGCTGAAAATTTTAACACACCAAAACCTGGTTATAATCCAAGAGGTGATAGAAGTATGAAAAGAGTAGTGATTAACGCGGTCTTTAATAATGAAGAAGAAAACATTTAAATATGACAAACGAAAATGATTTATTACAAAAATTAATGATATCCAAAAAAATGATGGATATTCATAATCAAATGCCGAGAAGTGGTCAAAATGTACCATTGGCAAATTACAACATTCCCAATACTGAAAATTTTGATAATCCTAAAGCTAATTACAACATTCCACAAGAATTTATGATGGAACAATCAAAACCAATTTATAATACCGAAACACCTACGGTAGATAGAATTATGGGGTCTAAATTACCAGATGAAATAAAACAACTTATGATAGAATATCCAATTGCACAACCTAATGGTATGTCAGGTCCCACTTTATCAAATGAGTTAGTTGAGAAAGCTACGAGGTTAATGAATTCTAATGGTAATGTCATAAATGAGACAAATCCTAAAAGACAACAAACTAATCCAAATCAAATTAGTAGTTCACTTACCGCAAAACAAATTAAAGATATTGTGAGAGAAACTGTTGAAGAAGTTTTATCTGAAAACGGTTTGTTGACCGAATCAACCCAAAAATCAAATGAGCTTTTCCAATTTAAAGTTGGAAAACACATTTTTGAAGGTAAGGTAACCAAAATTAAAAAAGTACAATAACTTGAACCCCGTCAATCGATGGGGTTTTTTATTTATTATTATATTGATAATGTCTGTTTATCTGACTATATTTTCTATGTTATATATAAAAATATGTCAGAAAAAATTAAAGTTTTAGTATTACCATCAGACCGTACAGGTGTTGGTAAATTTAGGTCGATTGACCCCCATATAATGTTACAAAACATGTATAATGATGATTTTCATGTCGATATCGATTATGAACCAAGAATTAGTGACCCCAATTATTGGAAGAAGTACCAAATAGTCCATGTACATAGAAACATTGGTCAAAATTACGACTCCTGTCCTGCGATAATTAGAAATTTAAAATCAATGGGTATTGTTGTAGTAGTTGATATTGATGATTATTGGTTACCGACAAAAGAACATCCTATCCATAGTATTATTTTACAAGAAAAAATACATGAAAAAATTGTTGCTAATCTAAAAGAAGCTAGTTATGTTACAACAACTACTGAAATATTTGCAAATGAAATACGTAAATTTAACAAAAACGTAATTGTTTTACCAAATGCAGTGGACCCAAATGAACCTCAGTTTAAAGAACCAACATTAGAATCTGATAGAATTAGAGTTGGTTGGTTAGGTGGTTCTTCCCACTTACATGATTTAAAGTTATTAGATGGATTTGTAACAAAAAACAGTTCATTAAAAAATAACATACAATATGTTTTATGTGGTTTCGATACTAGAGGTCATATAACAGAAATTAACAAACAAACGGGAGAAAAAAAACAAAGACCAATTAGACCTGAAGAAACTGTTTGGGCTCGTTATGAAGAAATATTTACAGATAAATATAGTATTATCGATGAAGACTATAAAAAATATCTAACGTTGTATGAGGAAAAAAATTATATGACTGATAAGTCATTACCTTATGTTAGAGTATGGACAAGACCTGTAACACAATATGCCTCTAACTACTCTAAGTTTGACATATCTTTAGCTCCAATCAAAAACCACATATTCAATAGAATGAAATCTCAATTAAAAGTGATTGAGGCGGGATTTTATAAAAAGGCATTAATCGCTTCCGAAATAGGACCTTACACTATAGACCTTAAACATTGTCTAAAAAATGGTGAGTTTGTTGATGGTAATGCTATGTTAGTTAATGAAAATAGAAATCATAGTGATTGGCATAAATTCATTAAAAAATTATTACAAAATCCAAACCTAATGACAGATATGGGTGAAAGACTATATGAAACTGTTAAAGACAAATACAATTTGCAAAATGTTACTACTTTGCGAAAAGAATTTTACAAATCACTAATTAAATAAGTTATGATTAATATACCAATTACAAAAATTTTATTCTTAGACATTGAAACTGTCGGGGGTTGTCCCGACTATGATTCTTGTCAAAAATTTAGTCCTGAGATTGCTAGTCAATTTGAAAAGTATTTTGATTGGTTCCAAAAAAGATTCCCTGAAGATGCTACGGTTGACATCGACTCTAAAAATTTTATGTTTAAACGAAGAGCTGCTCTAGTACCTGAGTTTGCAAAAATAGTTTGTGTATCAATGGCGTTTGTTATGGATAATGGAGATGTTAAAAAACAAACTTTTTCAGGTAATAACGAAAAAGAATTATTAATCCAAGTTAGAAATTTACTTGATAGGTGTCACAAATTAGATTTTTATTTATGTGGTCACAATCTTAAGAATTTTGATATCCCGATGTTAGCTAAAAGAATGATTATCAATGGTATTATGCCGTCAAAAATTCTTCCATCTTATGATACAAAACCATGGGAAGTAAAGGCAATTGACACTAAAGAAATTTGGCAATACGGAGCGTACTCCTCAATTGGTTCATTAGATTTAATGTGTAGTTGTTTAGAAATCCCAACACCTAAAGATGGTGAAGTTACAGGTGATAAGGTACATGAAACCTATTGGGAAAAACAAGATTTAAAATCAATCTCAGAATACTGTGAAAAAGATGTTGTTGTTTTAGTCGACACAATTAAAAAATTAAAAAATTTACAATAATGAATGGACTTGATGATTTAGACTTAAGTGAGTATGCAAAAAAACTCCAAAAAATGATTGATGAGAGTGGGAACGGTGAGTTGGATTATGATATGATTTTAAATGACTTTGGGTTAGATATGAAATCTCTCGAGGATGATTTATCCAACTACAACCCTAAATTACCTCTTGGATTTGTAAAGTTACACCCTGATTCCGTTGAGCCAAAATACAATTATCCAAGCGATTCAGGATTTGATTTACATTCTGTAATTGACGTTGATATCCCTCCATTTGGTAGAGTTTTGGTACCAACAGGAATTTCTTTAGACATTAAAGACGGATATGAAATTCAGGTAAGGTCTAAAAGTGGGTTATCTTTAAAACAAGGTTTAATGGTATTAAATTCACCAGGTACTGTAGATAATGGTTATACAGGAGAGATACAGGTGATTATATTTAACACCAACAACTATAATGTTATGATTCCAAAAGGAATGAAAGTTGCTCAAGCGGTTTTATGTCCTGTAGTAAATGGTAAATGGGTAGAGTTAACCGAAAATAAAAATCAAAAAAATAAAGATAGAGGGGAGAATGGATTTGGTTCTACAGGAATATGAAAGAATTGAAGACTGTAATGAGAACTCATGATTTTGAGTTAGAGTTAAGAAAATTATGTCAAGATTTAAAACCCATATTAGGGGAATCTCCTACAATTGTTGAGTTAGGTTCCTATATGGGTGAGAGTAGTGCAATCTTCGCTCAAGAATTCCCAAACGGAATTATAATATGTATTGACTCTTGGGAAGGTGGATTTGATGATGCGGATTCCGCTAGTTATGCCGATTACGTTGATGTTGAGGAACAATTTGATTTGAGAGCTTCTTTATACGGAAATATTAGAAAAATTAAAGGTTATACTACAGATTATTCTATAGAATGTGATATGGTTTATATTGATGCCTGTCATAAATATGAATGTGTTAAAAATGACATCGTTCATTGGAGTCCGTTGGTTAAAAAAGTTATTTCAGGTCATGATTATCAAACTGATGAGTTTGTTAATGTTCATAGACATATTGCGGGTGTTAGAGTTGCGGTCAACGAAATGTTAGGTAAACCTGATAATAGTTATGGTGACGGTTCTTGGTATAAATTAATTTCTAATAAAGATAACCAAACAAAGAATGTTTATTGGTTTACTGGATTAAACACTCATAATCAAAATAGTTATTTAAACTATATAAAGATGTATAAAGTTGCGGTGATAACCGCAAAAAAAACAAATCCGTTTTTAACACCTATCTTAATACTTGATGGTGAAGAAGATTCCCATATCGAGGAATTAACTAAACTTGGTGTTACAGTAATAAACCATAGGATAACATTTTATGATGATTTAAAAAAACACTACGGTGATGACACAATTGCTTATGGAGCCTTTTTAAGAGTTGATATACCAATTGTGTGTGAATCTCTTGATATTAAAGATGATTATGTTTTGTATACCGATAATGATGTTATGTTTATGTCAGATATTTCTGACATTTTAGATAACAAACCTAATACATTTATGTGTGCTGGGGAATTTACAAAAGTTGGTAAACATTGGGATATGAATAGCGGCGTAATGTGGATTAATTGGAGGTATTTAAAAGATACCTATAATGAGTTCGTTGAATTTATTAAATTAAATTTAAGTAAATTTAATGTGTACGACCAAGACGCGTACAAAATGTTTTATAATGAATCAATTGAAAGATTAAACTATAGGTTTAATTATAAACCTTATTGGGGTCCGTTTAATGGCATTAAAATTTTACATTTTCATGGACCAAAACCAACTTTTAATGATGATAACTATATTGATTTTCCACATCAAACTTTAATAACACCATTCTTTCATGAAATGAAAGATAAATTCGACGAAATTTATGATAACAATAATCTATTCAACACATAAAGACAAAGAGTATAATGATAAATTTAATGACCATCTTATACTAACATCAGGACTTCAGTGGGTACAAGTATTACCTTATGTAAATCATAATGAATATTCACTATCTGAAGTTTACAATCAAGGAATCAAAGAAGCTAAGTATGACATTATTGTTTGTTGTCATAACGATATTAAATTAGAAAAAGGATGGGGCGTTAAATTACTTGAGGATTTTTCTAATAATCCCGAATTCGGTATAATTGGAAAAGCAGGTACTTGTTATTTCCCTTCATCAGGTGTTTATTGGGAAAGGATGCAACAGACAATGGTTGGTCAAGTATACCACCATCCAAAAGGAGGTAAAAAATTTTTAAGTAAGTATTCACCCAAATTACCTTTTTTAATTCCTGTTGTAAGTGTTGATGGATTATTTATTTCATTTGATAAAACAAAAATAAAACATTTATTTGACCAATCCTTTGGTAAATTTCATTTTTATGACCACGGTTTTTGCATCCCAAATTATTTAGATAACGTTAAACTAGGAGTAACTTCGTCATTTGAAATTACTCACGAATCAATAGGTCAACCTAATCAAGAATTTTTTGAGTCTAAAGATAAATTTTTAGAAAAGTGGGGTAAAAATTTACCAATAGATTTAAAACCTAATGATGTTTATATACCTGAAATAACTGAAAAAACAATCAAGAATATTGGTAAAGTGGGAATCGTTATTGTCACTAAAGGTAAAACTAATCTTTTATTTAATTGTGTAGAATCATTTTATAAAAACTGTAATAGTGATTTATTTGATATTTTTATTGGTGATACAGGGTCTTCTAAAGAAGAAAAAGAATGGATTAAAAATAATATATTACCAATGGGTAATATAAAACTAATCGAGTATGACTATTATAATTTTGCACAGATAAATAACGATATAGTTAAAAATCACATTTCAAGTGATTATGAATATTTGTTATTTTCAAACAACGATATTAAATTATTAAATAACGTTGTATACGGAATGTTAAAAATTTTTAATGACAATAAAAAGGTTGGTACTGTTGGTGCAAGACTTCATTATGAAGATAACACAATACAACATGATGGTATTGTCACATTCATTGATAAAAAAAGAGCTTTCCAAGTGACACACTCTAATTTAAAATCGTATTACAATTTTACAACCAATGTAAAAAAAGTTGTGGGTTCTACTGCGGCATTATTGATGATACGTAAAAATGTTTTTGAGAAATGTGGTTATTTTAATGAAAATTATATTAGTTGTTTTGAGGACGTAGAGTTGAATTTAAAATGTGTAACATTAGGATTTGATAATTATTATGACGGTTCTTTAGTTGCGTATCACTTAGAAAGTCAAACCAGAAATGAGGACAGTGACAACCTTTTAAAAGTACAAACAGACTATTTTCAATCCTTACAACCTTTTGTTATTAATAATTTAGAAAAGATAAAGAAACACATAATTGTTATGTAATATATACGTAAATAATTTTCGTATTCACATTTGTTAAAAATAAAATATATTTTTATAAATATAATTAAAAATATGACTCAAAGAAAAAAACAACCTCCATTGTCTGAGGACTCTGAAGTTAAACCATTCTCAAGAAAAGAATTCATTAATTCGGTAGTTAAGAAAAAACAAAAAAATAAATTTTTATCACCAAATCAAGAAGAGTATTATAAAATTTTAAAAGAAAATCAAATTACAATTTGTTCGGGACCTGCAGGTGTTGGTAAATCTTATATAGCAATGAAAGCGGCGGTAGATTTATTAATTGACCCGAATAACTCATATGAAAAACTAATAATTGTTAGACCTGCGGTAGAAGCGGAAGAAAAACTTGGTTCGTTACCAGGAAATTTAGAAGAAAAGTTAGACCCTTATATTTTCCCTTCATATTACTTATTAAATAAAATTATTGGTAAAGACGCTAGAGAAAAATTAAAAGAGGCTGAAATTATCGAAGTGTTTGCACTCGCTTACATGAGAGGTATGAATATAGACAACTCAATCTTAGTTTTTGAGGAAGCTCAAAACGCAACACCTAACCAAATTAAATTATTAATGACAAGGATTGGTTTTAATAGTAAATTCTTTATTTCTGGTGATTTGGAACAGACAGATAGATACAAAGATAAAAAACAATCAGGTTTATATGACGCATTACAGAAATTTCAAAATATTAATGATATCGGGGTTTACGATTTTAGAAACGCTAAAAATGTGCGAAACCCTTTAATTGCTAAAATATTAGAAAAATACGAAGATGAGAATAGGGATTGAAATTAATGGTGTATTAAGAAATACGATTGGTAAAATAGAACAAACCTACGATAAATTCTTAATTCAAAAAACAGAAGGGATAGAAGATGAGTCAGACTTTAAATATGAAATGATTCTACCTGTAACTTCATTAAATTTAGGAGAACACTTTAAATTTAAAGAACCTGATGATTTATTTTCATTTTTATATGAGGAATTCCCAATGGAGATTTTTGGTCACTCTCAGTCTACTGAATATACAACTTTTAATGATTTAAACGATGTGTATGTTAATCTTAGAGATAACCATGATTTTATAGTTGTTTCAGACGAAATCGGTAGGTCTAAGCCAGCTTCACTATTCTTCCTTTCAAAATTCGGATGTCAATTAGAAAGAGTATTTTTTTATAGTAATTATACAATAAAATCAATGTGGGAACAAATAGACATTTTACTTACATCCAACCCATCATTATTATTAGAATATCCTTCAGACAAAATTTTAATAAAATTCGAAACTGAATATAATAAACATATCGACCATCCTAACACAATTAGTACTATAAAGGAATTGGAAGATGAACTAAAAAAGTTTTTATAATGTTAAAAATTTTAAATGAACACTACTATCTTGATTTAGATGCTATTGAGAAGTATACAAACGCAAAACCCCGGAAAGATTATTCGGGTTCTGCAGAAAACCATATTAGTGTTGTTAAATACGATATGGTTAAATTATTAACAGATGTGTTATTAACCGAAATTGAGGAAGTCGATGAAACGTTAGGTATTAAAAATAATGAGTTATCTATACCGTTTAAAATCGCTTTTAATAGTCTTTTAAATAAAAAATTATTAAATAAATATTAATATGAATCAGGAACAAATTACAAAATTAGAAAAGTCGATTGAGAACTTAAAAAACAAAAAATCTAAAATTTATCTATTAGTACAAGATACTAAGGGTAATGCAAAGGCATCTATATCCTACATATATAACTTGGGTATTGCCTTATTAGATAATGGGTACAACCCAATAATTCTACATGAAAAGTCTGACTACGCAGGTGTTGCTAATTGGTTAGGTCAGGATTATATGGATAGATTACCTCATCAACCTATTGAGGGTCAGAATCTACAAGTCGCACCTGAAGACTTTATTGTTATTCCTGAACTTTACGGATTTGTAATGAGTCAGATTACTAAATTACCTTGTGGTAAAATAGTTCTTTGTCAAGCGTATGACCATATGTTAGAGACTTTACAACCAGGTCAGACATGGAACCAATTAGGATTTTTTAAATGTATTACTACTTCAGAATTCCAAAAAGAATATATTACAAACGTAATGAGAGGGTTATCTATTGATGTGTTAGAACCTTTTATTTCTGATAATTTTAAAAATCAAACATTACCACCAAAACCAATTATTGCTATTCATACAAGAGAACCAAGAGACACTGCAAATATAATTAAAACTTTTTATATTAAATTTCCTCAGTATAGATGGATTACATTTAAAGATATGAGAGGATTGAGTGAAAAAGAATTTGCAAATTCACTTAACGATTGTTTCCTTTCTGTTTGGATTGATGAGACAAGTTCCTATGGGACATTCCCTCTCGAATCTATGAAATCAGGTATACCTGTTTTAGGATTAGTTCCTAATTTATTACCTCATTGGTTAAATGAAGATAATGGTATTTGGATTAACAATAAAAACCAAATTGTAGATTTTATTGCAGATGTATTACAAAATTGGTTAGAGGATAATTTAAATGAAACTCTATTTGATGGTATGAAAAAAACTGTCGGGGAATTACAGATTAAAGAAAATTTCAATAAGAATACTGTAAAATTATTTGACTACTATCTTAAATCTCGTCAAATATCGTTTGAAGAGCAATTATCTAAATTACAACCAGCAGAATAAAAAATTAAAATTAAAAACAATATGGAAAAATTTGACGTATCAGTAATATTACCTATCAAATCTTCAGGTGCTAGAGGTTTTGACGAATACTTTACAAAAGCAATCGAATCATTAAAAATACAAAAAACCAAAATAAATGAATTAGTTATAGTACATACTAATGAAACTCAATTAGTTGAATATTTGGACTCTTTTGATTTTTCAGATTTAAAAGTGAATAAAGTTTTATGGACAAAAGAACCTAATTTTTCAGAACAGGTAAATTATGGGGTTAGAAATGCTAACTCAAAATGGATTTCAATTTTTGAATTTGACGATGAGTATTCAAAAATATGGTTTAATAATGTTAAAAAATATTCAGAATCGTACCCTGATGTTGAGTCTTTTCTACCAATAGTGGTTGATACAGATGAAAAAGGTCAATTTGCAGGGTTCACTAATGAGGCAACATTCGCTTTAAATATTAGTTCTGAAATGGGTGTGTTAACTAATGACACATTACAAACTTATCAAAATTTTCAAATTTCAGGAATGGTTATTAAAAAGGATTCTTTTTTAAATTTTGGGTTATTAAAACCATCATTCAAATTAACTTTTGGGTATGAATTCTTTTTAAGGATGACTCACAATTCTATAAGAATTATGTCAATTCCTAAGATAGGTTATAAACACACAAATTTAAGAGAAGGGTCTATTTTCTGGAATTATAAGAATGGTGATAACGTACTTAGTGAAGAAGAAGTTAGATTTTGGATTGATTCGGCCAAAAAAGAATATTTCTTTATCAATGACAGAGCCATAAAATATGATGCTCAAGAAGTTTAAATGACTGAATCTTTAAATATATCGGGAAATACTGATGTAGAATTAAAAAGAAAAGGTAGAAAACCTAAACAGTCTAATTATTTTGATGTACGTGAAGAGTTGGCGGTAATTGAATTTTTACAAGCCGAGACATTTGAAGAAAAAAATAAAATATACAATGACTTTTTAAGGAAACCTTTGGATAAGATGATATCTTCTATTATTAGGAGATATAAATTATACCGTAAAGATATGGATTTTTATGAAATTCATATTGACACTCATTCTTTCTTAATGACTAAAATTGATAAGTTTAAACCTTCTAAAGAAAAGAAGGCTTACTCATATTTTGGGACGATTTGTAAGAATTATTTGATGGGTCAGATAATAAAAGACCAAAAAGAGATAAATCGTAAAATTTCATATGAAGACATTTCTTTTGATTTAGAAAACAATGAAGATTTTTCGTATAGTATAGAAAACGACACTCCCGATTCAGCCCAAGTAATCCAAAATTTCTTAGTCGAGTTAGATACTTTTTTAAAAGAAGAAAATTTAAATGAAAATGAGATTAAACTAGGTCACGCACTTTACGAAATTTTCGATAATTACGAAAACATTTTTGTAGGTGCGTCTAACAACAAATTCAATAAAAATATAATCTTACTCTCACTGAGAGAAATGACTAATCTAACAACAAAAGAGATTAGAAGTTCAATGAAAAAATACAAAATAATTTATCTTGATTTAGTTGAGAAAATGGTTAAATAAAAAATGTAAATAAAAATATTTATTAAACATGGGAAGACCTCAAAAAAAAGAAATTAATTTAAGTAAAGAATCTATACTTTCATTGATGCAAGAAATATACAATGAATTAGTTGAGCAAAGAAACACTGCTATTAGAATTCAGAATAAAATGTTGTCAATGATGAAGGAACCTGAAGACATGACTCTTATTGGTCCTGTGATTGAAAAACAACAAAAAATAATAAACGATTGTGTTGAGAAAAAACTTTCACTCTCTAAGTTACAAGCAAGTATATGGGAAAAAAGTAATTCTAATAAAGAATCGTTCTCAATATCCGATTTAGATGTCGATGGTGATATAATACAAAACTTGTTAGAGAAAGATATTTCTAAACCAAACGACACATATAAAATGAATAAATAAAATGGCGTCATTAGATTTAAATGCTGATTATAAGAAAGCACAGGACAAAATCACTGCGACTAAGGCGTATACAGAACTTAAGTCTGATTATAAAAAGGCGAAAAAAAAGGCAGGTGAGTCGTTTGAAAAAACCAAATCTGATATTACTTCATCATTAAATGATGTAAAGAAAAAAACCAAAAGTTTTGAAAAACAAGTTAAGAATCAGCTTGAGCAACTTTTAGATATTAACAATTTAACAGGGGGTAAAGGTAGTAATTCTATTAAATATATTAAAAACTTATTACTAAAAACGTTAAAGAACATCGAACCCAAGATACAAGAAATTTTATTAGAGGAGTGTTTAACCGCGGTTGGGTGTGACCAACAACAAACGTTTGATGCTCAAGTTTTATATATTAAAGTACCTTCAGTAGATATTGGAGGGTTATTAATTAAAGACCCTGTTGAATCTCCTGGTAAAGTTATGTATGAAAAAAATCCTGTTCAAATACAAACTTACCCATTTTCAATGAACAAAGAATTGTATCTAAGAATACAAAGTGGACAACCATATTCAATTGATAACGGACAAAATTATGTTGGTAAATCAGGTCAAGATTTATTTGATATACAATATGTAGAACAGGATAATTTAGGACAAACAGGACCTTGGTTCAAGGTAACATTATATAACAGAATTAATAATGTTAACAAAGTTGGGGAGTTTCTGGCCGATTATTATAAAACAATAAAAATAGTTGATTTCACAACTATGATTGCCTACATCATAGAATCTTTAACGGGGGCGATATCTATTAAAGCGAATATCGGAATTAACCAAGCGGGCGACGCTAGTAAATTTGCTTTAATATTACAAAGAATCTTAGGTCTTTGTTTTGACAATACAAAAGAAATTGATGTTAGTGGAATTGCTAAAATTGCTGAATTAGATGGAGTTGATGACTCCTTCTTCGAGTTTACTGAAATAGATTTAAGAAATATTGACCTTAGAGTTGATAATTTAAAAAATGGGGTTGTTGAGTATCAGGATTGTGGTAATGTAAAACTTCCTATAGATGCTGACGCCATTATTGATTCGTTAGAAAATTTACAATTTGTTCCTGATAGTGATTTAGTTAATGCCGCAGACGCAATTACCCAATCAATTAGTAATAACCCTCAATGGCAAGGATTAGCCATCGAAGGTAATATAGATGCGGCGTTAGACCTTAATTTTGTAAAATTAATGGCTCAAGGGATTGTGTATTCACTTTTATCACCTAAAATTTTATTACCGATTTTTATAATGTTAAAATCGATTGGTAATCAAATTGTGGACCTTGTAAAAAGCTACATAGAGTTTGCAAAACTATTCAAGGAATTCGTCATCAATTTAGTTTCTAAAGTAGGTGCCATTTTCGTAAAAGAGTTATTTGAATTAATTAAACGGGACATTAGAAATTTAATTCAACAAGTAATTACTGATATTGCCAGAGAACAAAGTGATAAAAGAATTACAATGATTTTAAAATTAATACAGTTATTGTTAACTGTTGCTCAATTTATTAGTGATTGGAGAAGGTGTAAGAGTGTCATCGATGAAATCTTATGGTTGTTAAAAATTGCGGGTACAGGATGGGGAATTCAAATACCATTACCTTTACTATTTGCATCTCAAATATTAGATGGTTATTCCGAATCTAGAGCCTTTATTGGGGCTATAGAAGAACTACAAAAAATAGGTGTTCCTACAGGTGCAATGCCTGATGGAAGTCCTAACTTAGATATTTTGTCTAAATTTTCACAAATGAAGGCCATGGCGAAAGAAGAATCTGAAAATGGTAAAGTACAAGTTGCGATTGGAGCCTTAGCAATAACACCTGCAGGTCTCACAGTACCTGCATCCTCATTTGGTAAAAAAATGTAATATGAGTAAAAAACAAGACGCTGAAAAGGTATTAAAGATAATTAAAGATTTTAAATCACATTCAAATAAAGATTTACAATTTGTTATGGACTTTATTAATGAAGATTTTAATCTTACTAAAGAAACGGTTATTAAATTAACACAACATTTAGATAAGTTAGAATTAACATATAATACGGTTAAAAAAGAATACGACTCAAGAATTAAAAAATGAAAATAACCGAACAAAATAAGTATCAAATAATTTTTGAGGGGACTGTTTATGATAACAAGGACCCTATGATGCTGGGTAGACTTAGAGTTATACCTGCACCATATGTTGATTACGAATCAGCTAAAAAAGCAGTAGAATTTAAAGAAGGTGATGAATGGACATCAAAAGACCCTTTTGTGTTCTTACCTTTATTACCTTTTTATATTAGCCAAGTCCCTGAAAATAAAGAATATGTTCACATTATTTATCAGAACAAAAAATTCTTATATGAAAATCAATTCTACATACAAGGACCATTTTCATCACCACTAACTAGCCCGTTTGAGTATAATGAGGGTGCGAAGAAATATTTAGCGGCTGGTGACCAAATTAAAGAGGGTCGTAGTTTAAGAAATCCTGATGGTACATATAGAGATAAACCAAAAACATATGGAATTTTTCCTGAACCTTTAGACAACGGTTTATTAGGTAGAGGTAGTGCAGATGTTATTGTAAAAAAAGATACAGTACTAATTAGGGCGGGTAAGGTAATTGAACCTTTAAGTAAAAGTACTTTTCCACCTGTAGGTAATTCTAATAGAGCATTTTTACAATTATCTATTTTTGGTCGAACTAAGAAAAATTTAGAACCTGAAGTTAGAGTTAATTTAAAAGAGGTTGTTAAAGTGGTTAAAAAAATGGTTATCTGGGATATTGAAAATCTTGAGAATACTCAAAATGTTTTTAACGGTAGTGTCGGTGTATACAATGTGACACCTAATTCTGATATGGTTAACACTAAAAACTTCAAAGCGAAAACAATAACTCAATTAAGTCCAGGGTCCGATTATACATTGTTAAATGAAATTCGTTTTACAAATAAAAGTTTTGATGAGGTAGTCTTTATTATAAACAAATATATTGATGGTGTTTTTACCTCTAACGTCAATGTATCCCCATACCCAACGTATGTTGTTACAGACCAATTTCCATTTATTACAACCCCATCAATCGCAACTTTTCAAAAAGGAAATAAATTTTCACCGACGGAAACCAATAATGATATTGCAGAATTAAATAACTATATTAAATTTTACACTAAAATAAAATTAAGTCCTGGTAAAGTATCGAGCGGTTTCTTTTTAGTTTCAGAAAATAAAAATGGTAACGCCTTATTAGGTCCACAAAGTGAAGTTGTTACATCAACAGTTACTCCATTTGATTTTGAGGGTTCGGCTATTACTTATGGGGTTTTAGGGGCACAAAGATTATATTTAATATCTCAAGACTCTGAAGGACCAAGAGGTAATGAAAGTACCAAATTATTAAATTCGTTATACGGGGTAGAGCAAGATAGTTTTATCGGTCAAGGTACCAAAACTATATTAAACCAAACTTACCCAACAGTTAGAGGAGATGAATTAATAACATTGTTAAGAAAAATAATGTTATTTATAAAAGGTCACGTACATCCTATTGCAACAATGCCACCTGTACCCGTAGCTGCGGGTAATCTACAGAGTACAACTGAGATTGACCAATTATTAGCAGATGCTGAAAATACTATATTAAATCAAAATATCAGAATTAATTGATATTTATTTAATAAAGTAATTGATGTCAATAAATAATTCATATTTTAGCAGGAACAATACTATAATTTCCAATAGTTACACCAATACAGGTAGAAACCCTGTTACTGAAATATTCTTTGGTGAACTAGCAAGCTCAACATTTCCAAATGGATATAGTCGTTTTATATTTGATTTGGATTTATCTCTTCTTTTAGAAAAAATAAATGAAGGTACAATAAACACAAATTGTGTAGGTGACGGTGTTAAACATACATTACGAATGGTAAACACCTCAACTTTTAACCCTGAGTTATTAAATACCACAACATCACAATCAAGACAAAGAGCTACCTCATTTGACTTAATTTTATTTAGAATACCATATATTAATGACGACCCATCGACACCTCAATTATGGGACGAAGGGGTTGGGTATGATTTTGCCGACTTACAATACGAGATTGATTATGATAGAAATTATTCTAATAGACCATCAAATTTTTACCAAAGAACAACAATAGATGATTGGTCAGAACCAGGAATTTATAATAATAAAAATTTAGGGAATGTACCTTTTAGTGCATTAACCATTATTGATGTCCAACATTTTGAATTTGGTAATGAAAATATTGCCTTTGATATGACTAACGAAATCAATTCTATAATCGATGGTTCATTAATTAATGTTGCGGGATGGGGAATCGCATTTAAACCTGAATTAGAAAATTTAACAGGTTTATCAGATGCTTATGAAGTACAATTTTTTACAAGACACACTCAAACGTTTTACGAACCTCATTTAGAAACTAATTATGATGACTCAATTGATGACGATAGGAATCTTTTCACTTTAGGTAAAGTAAATAAATTATATCTATACCTCTATGAAAATGGTAATCCGATTAACTTAGACTCAAATCCATTAGTAGATATATTAGATAATTCGGGAACACCAATTTTAACGGGACTACCGACATGTAGAAGAACCAATGGTGTCTATGAAGTTGTGGTACCTCCATTAGTTGGTTATAAAACACCTTGTACTTTTTCAGATAAATGGTACAACTTAGAATTAAACGGTTTTTTTATTTCACCAATACTAAATGACTTCACTCTATATCCATTTAAAAACTCAATACAAATTGGAACAAGTTCGGTAGAGCCTAAATTATACGGGTTTGACTATTATGGTATCAAACAAGATGAGAAAATTTTAAATAGTGATGTCAGAAAAGTTGGGGTTATTGTAAAACAATCCTTTACAACTCAAAAATTATTACAAAAAGTTGATATTTATTATAGAGTATATGTTCGAGAAGGTCAAACTGAAGTAGAGGTACAACAATGGACTATGGTTAACAGAACACCTAATGAGTACTTTTTTATTTTTGATACTCGAGATAAAATACCAAACGAATATTTCATCGATTTAAAAGTTGAGAGTTCGGGTGAGGTGAACACCTATAAAAGACAAATAAAGTTTCAAATAGTAAACGAAAAATAAAATGGCCGAAGAAATTTTTAGCGCTAACACTGAACAACCTCTATGTATACTTGATTGTAGTGGGAATACTTTAACTGTCTTTCCTCCACACCCAATATGGACTGATGGTATAGATGCGTCTGGTAACACAAGAACTGTAATGCAATTAGATGCCGTACAATTAGGGGGGATAAACGGATATTATAATTAATATGAAAAAGATAATAAGATTAACTGAAAACGATTTACATAATATTGTTAAGAGAATCATCAAAGAAGAAGAAAAAGAAACATTAATAAAAAAATTGATGAGAAAACTTAAAGGTGTTGATGACAAACAATTAGATTATAATATTAAAAATGACTTACCTTGGGATTGGAAAGGTTCTAAAGAGGGTTATTATGAAAAGATGGAAGGTCGTAGACACCATTCAGGTTCAAATTAATAAACAATGAAAAAGACAGTAAGATTAACGGAATCAGATTTAAATCGAATCATTAAAAGAGTTATTAATGAATCTGACGAAGAATTTGATGACGAGATTGGTAATTCTAAATTTAGTGTCGAACCTAATGTTAGAATGCAACCAAGAGAAAAGGAGATTGAATCTTTATTTGGTAAATATGATGAGCAAATCCCTGCTGACATTTTAAGATACATGAGAAAAAATCCCCAATTAATTATGGATAGATTAGCCAAAATATATGGTGAAAAGTTCATAAAATATGCAGATAAAGCATATGTGAAATATCTTAATATATGAAAAATTTAAATACACTTATAAAAAAAGTTTTAAGGGAAGAGGCGTACGAAAGTAGTAGATATATGTTCTTTTCTAATTTAGAACAAATGAGAAGACAATGTGATTTACTATTAGATTTAGACCGTAACATGGTAGAATCTATTTTAGAGAATGGTCACGATTGGGCACAAGACCATATTGCAGAATCTAAAAATACTTTAGACCAAGTTTTTGATTTTATAATGAATCAGTCAAAAAAAGATGGTATGGAATTATCTATGAATATAGATGATAAAGATATGGTTATGATGGAAGGTAGAAAGAAAACGGGTACTAAATTATGTGCTCGTGGTAAAGCGGCCGCCAAGGCGAGGTACGACGTATTTCCCAGTGCATATAGTAATGGACATGGAGTACAAGTTTGTAAAGGAAAGATAAAAGGTCTCGATGGTAAAAAGAGATGTTCACCACCTTATTGTTAAAAAATAAAAGAGACTAAACGTCTCTTTTTTTTTGTATTTTAATGTTTACCCATACATTTATTAGTATGGATAAACAATGTAGTAAATGTGGTAAAATAAAGTCAGAAAATGATTTTTATAAAACACAAAGAGGTAGTAAATGTAAAGAATGTATTTTAATTGATACAAGAGAATATAAACGAAAAAAAAGATTAGAACCTAAACATAGAATCAAGGAGAGTATTAAACAAAAAGAAAGAAGAGTAAGACTTTGGCAAAATACCTTAATAAATGATTCAAAACATCGTAACTTAGAAAATACTTTAACGGTTAGTGATATTAATGAGATGTTTGAAAAACAAAACGGTTTGTGTTATTGGTTTAAAGTCCCTTTAATACCATCAAACTATAAGAAACATCCCCAACAACCTTCTTTAGATAGGTTAGATAGAAATAAAGGTTACACTAAAGAAAATGTTGTATTATGTTGTTATTCCGCCAATATAGGTAGAAATGAGAACGATTTAAATACGTGGACTAATTTTATTAACTTGTTAAAGACTATTTAAAACTCTATTAATAATTTTAGATAAAGACTCCTCAAGAGTCTTTTTCTTTTTTGGTTTGTATGATGTCATCACAGGTTTTTGACCTTTACCACTTTGTGTATCTTTTTTCTCAGCCGCTCTTTTTTGTTGACACGCCGCTTTCTTTTGTGAATCAGACATTTTACCCGCAACACCCGCCGCTCTACACTTAGGGTACGCACCTTTATCAGTATTAGGCCTTCCACATGGAGGATGTTTACCGTCCTTATCTTTACGACATATGTTAACCCAAGGACCTTTTGGTTGTGAAGAACCTTTTGGTTTCTTTTTAGTACCAAACCAAACCGCTAAATCTTCATTAATAGTGTGTACATCATGTGTCGGAACATCGTAAGTACCATCAGTACCTTTTTCCCACATTCCTACTACACGAGCTTTATTATTCTTTAGAGTTTTTTGTTTACTAAGTTTATTAAGTTCATTTTTTAAACTTACGTAAAATGGACCCATTTCGGATTTTTTCCATTTTTTTATACCTAATTCTTGTGGACCGTTATAAACACCTGCAGTTAATGAAGTCATCGTTGCTTCATTTATTGGTAATTTATTAACGTCAATCCATTCATCCATATCTATAAATATTTTAATAATGTAAAAACTTTTAACAAGACCTGTTTTTATCAATATTTTATCCTATACTTAATTGAATATAAAAAATAAAATTATGAGGAGAATTTTTAAAAGGTTGTACGTTAAGTGGTCATTATTATTAAAATATAAATTCATGAAGTCTGAGGATGATGAATTGTCGGAAAATGAAAGGACTTGTGTTAGTATTTGTAGAGGTTTAATTAGACATGACGATTCTAAGTTTTTAATCGCTCCTCTATCAGGTAAACGTTATATCAGAAATACAACTCTTGATTTATTTGTTATTTTAGATGATAGACGAGTAAGTATGACTAATCATGTATATCATTATGATGTTAGATTAGTACAGAGGGATTGGGATAGATTAACAAATATGTATGATAATAAAACAGAAAAAATAAGAATTGATTTAGAAAATCAAATTAAGTCTCAAATAAACTATTCCTTACATACAATTTTGGAAAAGGTTAACGGTTCATTAAATTAAAATTATGGAAGAAAAATTATACGGAAAATTATTTAATAATATACAACTACAAGATGAAAATCATTTAGAGGTATTACTCGATACTATGGATAAGGACAGAGCAATTTATCTTTTGGTTGAAGCGATTAAATATTGTCATAATATGAGTGCCTTTACTCTTGGTGAGTCTGAAGTTATTTCTAAATGTATTAGAGTATTAAGTAGGGAACAAGTTGGGAAGGGAACTGAAGATGACATATAATAAAAAAGACCGATTTGTAGTCGGTCTTTTTATTATACTATATTTTATTTTTTAACCAAAATTAAATTCTTGTCCCACCACATTAGGGTCTATACCACCACCTCCTGATGCTGCGTCGGTTGAAGTTTGTGTTGTTGAGCCAGCAACCGTAGTTGTTGAAGTTACTGAACCACCCGCTACTGTAGTAGTAGGTGTTGTGGATACTCCTGTTGAGGTTCCTGCAGATGAACCTGATGAACCCTCGAGAGCGTTCATAATTGCACCAAGAGTTAAAGGACCAACTCTACCATCCTCTTTTAAACCAGCACTAAATTTTGTATTGAGTAATTTTTGAACTTCTAAACCTGTGGCTTTTCTAGTTGTTTTAGTAGTTGTTGAAGGAGTGCTTGATACGGTCGGAGCAACAGTTTTAGGTCCAACACTAACTTCTTGTTTACCACCAACCACAAAATCTGTCACATCAGAACTTTCTTGTTCAGAAATAACTTTACCTCTCCTATAGTCAAAGAGATATTTCATTTCATTTATTTCTTTAAGTATATTAGTATTTTTCATAATTATTTGGTAGTTTTGTTAAATACTTTTTTACAAAGTCTATAGTCTTTATTAGTTTTTCTTGTACCACAAGCTTGTTCTAAAGTTGTTGCCCCCGCAACAGGTGCCGCTGAGAATGTTGTAGTGGTAGCCGCGGCAGGTGTAGTAGGTGTAGTAGGGGTTGTTGGTGTAGTAGGTGTAGTAGGGGTTGTTGGTGTAGTAGGTGTAGTAGGGGTTGTTGGTGTTGCAGGTGTCGTAGGTGTTGCGGTTTTATTGGTCGCCGCCGCTGATGAACCTCCACCTAATTTTGCGATAATAGATGAGATTGTTTTAGGTCCTGCCACACCATCCGCAGTTAAACCTAAAGATTTTTGTATTGCCATAATATCGTCTTTAGCAGCCTCATTTAAAAATGATTTACTACCGTGTTTTAAAAGAATACTTCTTTTTTCTTCTTCAGTTATAATTAATCTTTTCATGATTATATTTTTCTTAATTTATTAAATTCCTAATTTAGTTCTAACTGCCTTAGCAGTCACATCATCAAACACACCTGTTTCCGCAACTCCAACAAGTTTTTGGACTTGTTTTACATTGGATTGAGCCACAGGACTTGGTGTTTTAGTTGCGGTTTTACCTGTTGTTGAGGTTTTACTTGATGTAGAAGTTTTACTTGAGGTTGTTGGGGTTACTGTTGAGCCAGGACATGTATACGATTTCATAGTACCATCAGGAGCTTTATATCTTCCGTTGTCATAATAAACAGAACCACCGATTGTGATTGCATAACTACCATTAGACATTTTACCTGGTTTAGCGTCCTTATTGTTAAGGATACATTTATATTTAGCCCACGAAGGTTGCCATTTAACCATAGACGCAATCATCGCGGCTTTAGCACTTCTTGAAATTGCTCCGAACATACCTCCTCCTGAAGATTTTCCTGCTCCAAGTTCTTCTGATTTTCTTTTAGCTGCTAATAATGGTTGGTATACATATTTATTCCATTCACTATCACTATCGATATCACCATCTAAATCACCTAATAATGTACTACCAGGGTAATTTTCAGCATATCTTTTATTAACCGCACATAAATCAGGAATTGTTGCGATTTGTCCTAATGCCGATTTAATAGCATCTTCATCGGTACCCCATCCATCAATTGCGGTTCTCACTTGTTTTGAGATACTATCGAGAGTTCCTCCGTTCATTGTTGATTTACCCATACCTGAAGCATTACAAGCGTCAAATATTTTTTTAACACCATTATAAGACCCTGCAGATGAATTAACATAAGCCAAAGCGGCTCCCACAACACCACCTAAAGCAAGTCCTGTCGCTACCGCTCCCGCATCAGCTTCATCTAATTCAGAATATTCATACATATCTGATTTACCACATCCCTCACACATTCTATTATCCATGTCTTCGGTTATGTATTGTTTTCTTGTGGCACTCTTATGAAGTTTTAAAATTCTTTCTTTTTCTTCTTCATTTAGAAAATACAATTTTTTCATAATTACATTGTTTATAAATAAATATCTTATTAGTTAAAAAAAAACATTTAGAATTCATTATCTAAAAAGAAAAGTGGGTTTCCCCACTTTACCTAATTATTTTTTTCATTGTCCCGTCTTCATACACCTCAAAAATTAAACCCTATAGGTAATAAAGCGGATGATACATTATCATCTAAAAAACCTGCGGTACTATTAGGTAATGTTCCTGAATACGCGGTATTATTCCAATTGGTAAAATTATCATAATTAACACCACCTGTTATTGGTGTATATGTTCCACTTGATGATGAGAAAGAATACCTACCTGATACTTGTCCTACAGTTACAAATGACATTAAAAAAACTAATATCATTAATATAAACTTCATAGTTATTTTTTTTAAGATTATTGTAATTTATAAATATTCTAAATTAAATTAATAATAAGTATAAACACTTAATAAGTTTTATTAATTTTTAGTTAAATGAGCAAAGTATCAATTTAAATTATCAAACAAAAAAAAAGGTCAGATTTATCTGACCTTTTTCTTATTTTTAAGATTTTGATTATCTCAATTCTCTTAAGTCGAATGTACGGATACCATCAACAGTTACTCTACCATAGAAACGGTTGTTAACCATTTTCTTAGCGTATCTTGTCATAATACCTTTGATAGGTGTAAAGTTGAATGGGTTATACATTGTAGGTGTTAATTGTAGAGGTACATACGGTGCGTAGATGTAACCTGTGTCTAACAATGACGTTCCCTTGTGACCAATTAAGATTTGGTTTGGTGGGAAGTAAGGGTCACGGTAAACTTGGTAACGACCTGATAATGTACCAACTCTTTCAATACCCATGTTGTATTGGTCTTGCTCAGGAGACGCGTTAGATACGTGGAAGTATTCTAAATCATCAAAAATCGCAGAAACCTCAGAAGATACAACAATCCAGTTAGCTCCACCTCTTAAAGTAGATTTGTGGATTTGTGCTGACAATTGGTTGATTGCAGTAATCAATGTTTGGTTCCAGTCTTTTTGTGTATACGCAGTAGTAGCGTTGATTCTTCTCCATCCGTTGTAATCCCAACGTAAGTTCCAAGCCGCACCTTTTCTAAGGTCTCTTAAGATTTCACGGTCGATTTCTGCCGCAACTTGTTCAGATAATAAAGCCGTTAATTCAGCTTCAGCATCGATGTTGTGGAATGCCGCTACGTCTTGAGCCAATTCAGGTGACCATTGTGCTCTTAATTTTCTTTCAGTTACAGAAACTGTTACAGACTCAAGGTCGAAAGAAACCTCACCGATTTTGTCTTCGAATTCAAGTTCTTTGTAACGTCTAAATACTGCAGTGAAGTCATTAAGACCTAATGTATCGATTGTAGTACCTGTGTAACCATCTAAAGATGTTGCGTTACAGTTAGCACATACAGGACAAGAAAGGTCAACTTCTAAAAAGATACATCCATCAGGAGTACAAATATCATTAAAGTATCCACCATTTCCTTCTGTAGGCCAAGATGCTTGTGCTCTTGTTGATAAATTAGAAACAATTCCTTGTCCATATTGTTGTGTAACTACACGGAACAATAAAGAATTTGGTATAGTTTTAGCGTCGTCAGCAAAAACAACATTACATGGTGAATCATCATCTGTGAAATTTTCGTTAGCGAATACTCTTAAGTCTGCTAAGAATGATTCAGTATCATACTCATTTCCATCAGGTCCGATTAATTTACCATTACCTGTGTTAGCAAAACCACACATTTTAACGATTACTTTTCTTACGTTTTCGCCATTGTATTGACCATCAGCGTCAACTAAGTTAGAACCATTCCAAACTTGTACGTCTGTAGTTGCAGTAATCGCCGACCACTGACCTTTAGAGTAATCAAATAATCCTGGAGGGTCTAATTGACCTTCATTACCTTCATAGAATAAATCGTAAAGATTTTTCTTGTAAGTAGGATTGTAATTAGACGCAGTACCTGTAGTATAACCTTGACCAGCTTTAGCTTGGTCAGCAGTTAAACCGTTTACTGCTCCAACAGGACCGTAATGTTCTCCTGAACCACCTGAATAAGTCGCCGCATCATAACTACCATCTTTATACCCTTGGATTTTAGGTACGAAGTAGAATAATTTACCGATAGGTAAGTTCATAGCTTGTACAGACACGATGTCGTTAGCTAATAATTTAGAGAATACACGTCTAACGATTGGGAAAACAACAGTTTCAAATGAACCTGAAGAACCGTCAGAAGTTGCCTCATTAATTAGGTGAGACGCTTGGTTCTCATATAACTGAGCTACGTTCTCTTTTAAATGTCCTCTTAGACCTTCTAGGAATCCTAATCTATCCCATTTGTTAATTGTATCTTCTTTGATAACTTTAAGGTGCTTAAGACCGATGTTACCAACAAGACCTGATTCTAATAATGCTCCCATTTTTTTTGGTTTTTTATTTGCTTTTTTGTTTATTTATTTTTTATTATCTTAATTTTGACATTAAGTCTTTCATTCTTAAGAATTGTGGATTTTCATATGTCTTAGACTCAATCAAGTTAACCGCTGAACCTGTAGAAGGAGTTTTTTCAATTACTCTTTCAAATGATTCGTTGATTGGTGATTGGTTTGATGACACAGATAATTCATCCTTAACTTGGTGATATAAATTCTTAGACTCTTTAATAGTTTCTACAGAATCAAATCTTCTTAATATATTTATTTTTTCTTGTTTAGACGTTGAGTGTTCTGTAAACAAACGTGTAGCGTAAGCCAAGTTTGAGTTAAACACCGCAACCTCATTCAATTTATTTCTGAAGATATTTAATGCTTTTCTGTATTCTTCATTTTTTTCTCTAAGGATTTGTATTTCTCTCGCGTCAACGTTTTCAAACGTAAGGTTTCTATTAGGAGTGATTCCTTTTCTAAGCCCTCTTCCTGATTTAGAACCATTACCATATGTACGTGCCGCTTCTTTTGCTTCAAACTTTTTAGGTTTAACTCTAAATTCTCCATCCATTTGACCATTATCTTTGTCAGCGTCAAACTTAGATGCTTTTTTAGCGTTTCCAAATCCAATTCCTTTACCACCGTAACCTTGTTTTTTCACACGTAAGTTTTGGTTAGGTTTGCCATCATAAGAAAATTTAGGTTTACCCATTCCGACTCCAGGTATTTTACGTGACATTTTTTTACTTTCCATTACAGGTTCTTCCATATCTTCATCAATACCTAATCCTCCTGATATTCCTCCTGCTAAAGCACCACCCCAAGACCATTCTTCAAGTTCATCATAATCTCCATCTTTATAGTCATCCGTAGTGTCATATTCATCTTCATCTTCACCACGTCTACCAAAATGGTATTTTAAATCACGATATCTAGAGTGGCCCCGTTCAGAAAGTTCAGGTTCTTCTCCATCAAATTCAATTTCGTAAACGATATCATCGTTATCCTCACCTAATTGGTCAGCACCTTCGTCTCCGTACATTTTGTTCATATCAATACTATCGAAATCATCTTCATCTAAGGCACCCATATTTGCTTCATCGTCATAATCTTCGCGAACGGCAGCGTAAACACCTTCGTCCATACCACCAAGTCCAACAAAGTCAGAAGTGTCATCATAGTCAGAATCTTCAGAATATTCATCTTCAACACCAAAAACTCTTTCAACAAGAGCATCGATATCTTCATTATTCATTCCATCTGTCGACCAATCTTCTTCATTCATATCACCTAATTCAGAGTATTCGTTCAGATAATCTTCTTCTTCAATGTTTTCACCTACTATCATATATTCTTTGTTTGTTTCGTTATCTTTTAAGTTTATGTTCCCATTAGGGTCTTTAGTAACCACTATTTGGTCTTCAGGTCCAAGTAATTGAAACACTTTAAGAACTTCAGAACTAGGTTGACCTGTTAAGTCAATTACATCTTCAGAATCCGCATCTACATCAACGTCAATGTCTTCATCACCTAAGTCGTTATCTGTATCCATATCATCTTCGGCATCCATATCAATGTCTGCGTCATCTTCAATGTCAACATCTGTTTCAACCTCATCTTCATCTTGTTCAGATAGAGATTCTTTTACTAAATCTTTGATTTCTTGCTTCATCGTTGATGCAAGTATTCCTTTTGCATTTTCGGCAACCGCCTCTTCCAAATTCTTCATTTGGATGATTGCTTCTTCTACTAATGATTTTTCTTTTGCCATTTTGCGTTTTTTATTTTTATAATAAATATTACCAATTGTTAAAAAAGTTTTATTTTTAACTGTTTCAACAATTAGTTTTTATATTCCATAAATATTTCTATTTTTGACAAAAAACAAAAAGGAGGTCTATTGACCCCCTTTTCTATGTTAATTAAACTATTGAAATCTAATTATTCTATCACCTCATCTATTTTACTTTCAACAATAGCGGTTATTCGCCAATCTTGTGTATAATGCTCAAACACCTTAGTAATTTTAGCTTCAACATCAGTTGGGTTATAACCCTTAACTAACTTTTCTTCTTTTTGTTTTTTTACTTTACCTGATTCTGAATCTACCATATCAATGGTAACTCGGGCAATGAAATATTTTTCGTCCATAAATAAATTTTTTTAGTATCCTAAATAATCGGATAACTTTCTCATTAAGTCAAGTGATTTATTTCCTGACTGTCCAACATTTCTTTCAATTGACATTTTTTTCTCCTCATCAAGATTTTCCTCGAAATTATTTTTGTCTTCAGGATTTAAAAATAAATAAGCCCCAGGTGTTGATGGTGACGAAACTAAATCAAAACAAATCAATTCAAAATCATCCTGCACTTCATTTTGTTCCCCAACCTTTTTTAATGAACCTACCCCACGAGAAGAAATACCAAGAGTTACCCCTTGTCTTAAATAGTTTGCCGCTAAATCACCTTTTGTGGAACACACACCTCTTTCATGAAATCCTGGGCTTGTAAGTAATTTTAATTTACCCATTAATATTGGTCCATCCCACCATACATCAGTTATAATATGAGATACTCTATCTAAGTCTATAAGAGAAGATTCAGGGTGATTCAATTCAGATAATGATGTCCCCTTTTCAATCATTTTTTTGTAATTATCAGCTTCTCTTTTTAAAATCCTTTCAGGGTAAATTCTACCGTTCCTATTTGGTGTATTATATTTTTGTAATACTGCATAAAATTCAAAAGGTTTTGTATGGTCCATGAAATTTTTGGATTCTCTGATTAGTTCAGAATTATACTTATCTTTAGGATTAATAAATCCTGCGTCATATTCGATAAGAATTCCTTTACCTACTTGGCCTGGTTGTATTATTTGTAAACTCATTGTCAATTTTAATTATAAATATTGAAGTATTTGAGTTTATACTTTTACTTTATCTTTTTTGCTTAAATAATAGGTGAAATACCTACTCTCTAAAAATCCTTTTTGGAAAACGTCTCGGGATAATTTTTTTAGTGAACCTCTTAAACTATTTGATTTAAAATCAATACCTTCTTCCTTTAAGTATAAATTTATTTCAAGGTTAAGAAATGATTTTTTTCCTAATGTTAACCCACTCGACCTTAAATCTAAATCAACAATAAATTTATCATCAAAGATTGATTTATCTAATGAATCTAACACAACATGTTTTATTGTTCTACTTAGATTTTGTACGACTCGACTCCAATTTTCCGAGTCTATAATTGGTTCTACCCATGTTTGAATGTTTAAATACAGTGACCTTAGATTAAATGAGTCCACTGTACCATAAATAACTTTGGCAGTTCTGAACCCTGCGATTTTTGAGGTTTTCCCCTTTTTCATTAAATTCCATATTTTTAAGTTTATTTTTCAAAAAAATAAGTATATTTGTATCAATAGTCAAAAAAAGAAAATTTTTAAGATATATGTAGTATATGATAATAGTTAAAGTGGATAATAAAAACTCAATAGAGAAAGCTCTAAAACAATACAAAAGTAAAATTATTAAGATAAGACAAATGTCTGAATTAAATAATAGAAAAACTTTTATAAAGAAATCAGTTATAAAAAGACAGGAACTTCAAAAAGCTAAATACGTACAACAAAAATTTAAATCTAATTTAGATTAAAGATTTTCTTTTAGTTTTTTCAGTTTGAATAGTGTAAACTTGTTACATTTTTCTGATGATACTCTCTCGATAGTTTCGTTTATTCGGGATAATGTTTCCGAATCGGAACCTTTTTTAAGATTTGATAATTTATTAATTACCTGATTTTTAACCTCATTAAAATCATTATTTAGAGATGAATCGTCAGTGTTTAAAAAATCAATTAATTCTTTCTTTTCAGATTCATTTAAACTTTCAACGTAACTAGAAATTGTTTTATTTGCTATTCCAACCATAGTACTTAATGGTAGATGAACATATTCTTTTTGTATAGGTTTTGGTTTTGTTAACGATTCTTTAATTATTTTTTTACTTTTTATTTTAGATTCAATTGTTAAAACATCAGTGGAAAATAAACTATCAATTTCAGGATAGTCGTTGTTTGAATTGACGTTACTTACCCAATTTTTTAATCTTAAAATATCTTTTTCTTTAACTTTATTAATTGTGTTTTCGTAAATGGTTATACATTCATTTATATAATCATTTGCAAGGATATCATTTAACCCTCTTTTATAATTTAATTCGTCATAAAGATAAAATAATTTACTAATGTTTTTATTCTCTAAAACATATACTTTAAATCTTTTCAATTCTTCTTTAAAAGTATCATTTGAGTACGACTCAACTAATACTTTTTCTATCTTTGATTTTAATAATCCAAACTTAACCATCTTGTATTTTTTATTATAAATATCAATCACCTAAAAGTTTATTCAATCTATCCTCAATTTCACCCAAAGAATTTTTCGCTTTGGATAAATCTATGTAGGAACCATCGTCAGTTAAAGAATCAGATTCTAGTAATATTTTTAAATTATCTCTATTTAATGATTCAGGGGTTACTCCCGCATCACCGCCAGGTTCAGGTCCAGGAGGTGGTGTAGGTGCTCCCATATCCCCCCCGCCTGGAGGTGGTGGGGCGGCCCCTCCTCCCGCAGTATCACCTGACTTGGAACCATAAAGTTTATCAACATTATCAAATAAACCTGTGTGACTTATAATTGTTGCAGTATTAGTTAATTCAGCACCAACGGCCTTTTCAATTCTTTGTTGTTGTAAATCAAGTTTTATTTCTTCATCTGAGAAACCTAAAATATGTTTTTTGGCCCATGAAACTGATACAGGAGCAATACCTTCTATTGCGGTTACTGCGTCTTTATATAATAATATTTTTTCTTTCCAAACGTCAACTTTTAATAAATCAGCTTGTGTTGATGGGTTAGTTAATCCTAATGTAAAATTACCTAACTCATCTTCAAAACCTAACAGAAATAAATGTATAATCGCAATTTTATTTAATTCTGCAATCATACATTTTTGTATTCTATTAATAGTTCTTGCAAAACGAATATCTTGTAACGATAAATTTTTACCTTCACCAACAGGTTCTTCAAATCCTAAAAACGCTTTAGGTACTCGTAATGCGGTTAATAATTTTTTCTGAATATATTCAATATCAGCAATTTCAGCTAAATTTTGAGCCCCAGGTAAAGTGTCAATAGGTGATGCTTGTGCAGGGTCACGAACAGGAATAAAATAATCTTGGTCTACGGCCATCTGATTAAATCTTAAATCAACATTACCTGTTTTGTCATCTACTATTTGATTTCTTTTAAATTTATTGGCAACTCTTTGTACGTATGCCTCAACGTCTTTGTCATCCATATTACCGACAAAAACTTTAAATACTCTTCTTTCAGGCGCTCTTGATGTTCTATAAATTAACATAGCGTCTTCAGATAATAATAATTGTTTCCAAATACGTCTTGCCTTTTCTAACATAGATGTTCCGTATGGAAGTTTTCTATCGTCACCTAACAATCTAAAATGTGCTATCTCCCAAGCATTAAATTCCATGTCTTTAATTTTCCATTTAAATCTAAGACCTTTATTCTCTGCAGGCTCCTCAATATTCTGTCTTGTTGCTTGTGCAGGCATACCTCTCTCTAGTCTTTCAATTTCGATATTTGGTAATTGCATACAACCAACCACACCTTTTTCTGAATCTAATTTTAAGTAAACAAAATTATCACCATATTTACATGTGTTTCTTGTCCACATTGGTAAATTAGTATTAATATCTAACACATTGTTAAATAAATCGGCTAATATTCCTTTAATACGTTTAGATTCCGAATAAATTTGTAACATATAACCATTTTGGTCAACAGTTGTTGATTCTTCACCGTATATATCTAACGCGGCTGAAATCTCAGGAGTGTATTCCATAGATTCATAATCATAAAATGATGCTAACCTTGTTGGTTCGTAATAGACCGCCTGAGTATATAAGTTACTTTCAATCTTGGTCCATTGACCCGACAAATACATAGTTTGTTGAGCTTGTAATAACTCTCTATCGTATTCTTGTTTTGAAGTAGTTTTTAATAAATCTTTTTTATCAAATTTGTACGTTGGGTAATCTTGATTCAATAAGGCATTGGGTCCGAGTGCATGGGACAACCTTTGCCAAACCGTTAGATTATTGTTATTATTTTCCATATAATTAATTTAATCACAAACAGAAGTAATATAAATAGTTATTGATTATTACCTTTACTATCACTACCTTTTTGTTGATTTATTTTATTATCACCGCCAGGTTTAACAGAACTAATTCCTTGACCAGGAACATTTAGCTTACTTCCATTAAATTTTTTACCCGACCTTTTTCTACTTGTTAGACCCATAGTTTTATTTTATTATAAATATTGTCTACCACCAAATAACCAAGCGTGTTTCATATATTCTTCTCTTGGTATATGACCTGAATTAAATTGTGATATTCTTTCATTGTAATGCGGTATCACGGGATTAAACGCTATTTGTTGTGATACATTTTCATTATTACTAACCGACCATGAATCAATCATTGCTTTAGTATGTTCAGTTACTTTTGTTAAATTACTAAATGACGATTCAGCAACATAGGTTGCCATGGCAATACCCATAATAAGGTCATCGTGATGACCTTTTTGGTGGTCAGGTCTTCCGTTAATATATACAAATGTATTCATCTCGTTAAATAAACGGGAACTGTATATTTTAAACTCATGTCTCATTACCTCCTCAAATGAAGCAATTATCTGTACACGTTTATTATTAAAATTTATTCCAGGGATTTTTTCTAATGCTTTAGGGTCATACTTCCATTTATTAGAAACATCAATACCATCAACGTATAAATTTTTATAACCCATTTCTTGCATTTTCCTTGCGGTAGAAACACCCATACCACCTGTAATATCAATCACCACAAAACAAGAATACATGTTGGCCCATTTATAACATATCTCAGCCATTGTGTCAGGAGGTAATTTACCAACGTATTCTGCAACTTGTTCTCTATTATCAAAATCAATGATTTGGAAACAACTAAAATCTTCACTATCTCCTCTTGATACATCAACTCCCATAACATATTTGTGACCTACAATGGGTTCTTTCCATATCCATAAAGCATTACCCATCATTTTGTTTGTCGGGGGTTTAATAGAATTCTCTTTAATTTTTTGTAACATTAAAGAATCGAATACGTTATCACCCGAACCTAAAAAGTTACATTCTAACTCTTGAGATACTTTTCTCTTATCATACTTAAGTTTTTTGACCATGTTCTCAAACCAAGTAGAACATGGTTTATAACCTTGATTCATTAACTCTTTTACTTCTTTATAATCCCTATTCTCAAAAGGTTTTTCTTCCCACTTTATAAAATCAGATTCATTATATTCTTCTTTATTTAATAAGTAGTGTATTATACTTTCAGTTTTAATAAAGAATAAATCTTTGGTATATCTTGGGTCTCTAAACCAATACATTTCAGTAATCTTAAAATCGTTCATGTTACGTAATGATTGGTCATAAATTTCATAATAGATTGGGTCGTATCCGTTAGGTGTGGAAACTACGATTACTTTACCTCCCGTAGATAATGAGGCCATACAAGCCGCCCAAAAATCACTGTCCGCTTCGATAAAAGCCGCCTCATCAAATACAAGTACAGTAGGTGTAAATCCTCGTAAGGCGTCTTTAGATGTTGCAACCGCCTTAACCTCACACCCATTGGTTAATTTGTAATGTTTAGTTGATTTTTTATTAGGGTCAATGTCAACACCCGTCCAAGACGGCCATTGGCTAACGAACATTCTAATTTTATTTGCCATTTCAATAGAAGTGTCCAATTTGTTAGCGATAATAAGAATCTTTTCAGGTTTTTCTTTTTTAGCAAAAACTAATTTTTTAGAAATCCAAGCACCTGTAACTGTTGATACACCTGCCTGTCTGTACTTTAATGCGATATTTTCGTTATACTGCTCATAGTCTTCAAGTAATGTTACTTGGTCTGGAAATAATTCTAACGGTACATATTTTGATACTGTATTGTCATATGTTTGCAAATAGGTTCTTAATGCGTATGGAGTATCTCTCATACACTTAACATACTCTAAAAGAAGTTGTTCTTTTGTTAAACTCATAAAACTATTTTACTATAAATATTAAAACCCTCACTTAATTTAATAAATGAGGGTTTATTTTTGTTGTTTTGTATTTTATAATCCTAATTGTGAAAGGTCGATATCGTCATAATCATCATCGTCATCGTCATATTGATTCATACTTCTTTCATATTCTTGTTTTTTTAATTCTGAAACTATTTCATCAACCATCCTTTGAATGAATTGTTGTCCTTTAGGGTCTCCTTGTAATATAAGTTTGGCAACTCTAAAGAATTCATTCGCATCTAATTTAGAAAATCTCATAAATAGATAATGTTGGATGTGTTTCATATCATCCTCGAATAATTCTATCGGGTATGTCGCAACAAATTTTTCCCAAAAAATAGGTCCTAATCTTGAATCCCAAATCTCAGCAGGTAATGTATCTTCAGAACCCATAACCATTTCTTGTTGTCTTGGGTCATCAGGTAATCCGTGAGTACCAAATACTTCATAAACACCTTTTACCAATTCATGAATTAATAACGGAAAAGTACCTGCCCTAGCCTTTACTGTTGGTGGGTCGGTCTCATCATCAATTTCACTTTGACCTAATTGTCCACCTCCCGAACCCGCCATATTTTCCATATCAGGGAAAACCCAATATAGATGTTCCATTAATGATTGGTTAACACCATACATCTGTAATAATCTTGGGTCAATATTGTTTATTTCATCAGCCGCCAAGACATACATGTGTCCACCCTTGAACGCCGCACCTTGTATTAAAGAATTTATAAATCGTCTTTTTGCTTTCTCTAAATTGAATTTTTCGAACTCATCTACAAAGTTTAATAAATCTTCGGTATGTTCTTCACCTTCTTTAAAAGCATCTTTAATCTCATCTTCAGAAGGATTTTGTGATTGGGTTTGCATCCCTTGAGCGGCACTCATAGGTCCACTAACTAATTCGGCGTCGAATTGTAAAGCTCCTTCAGGAATCCCCATTTCTTTTTTAACCAACTCAACCGCTAATTCTTCAAGTCTTTGTTTATTTCTTGATTCAATAGATGAAATTTGTTGTAATGATTGCATACCCATCATCATCAAGTTCATAAAAGAGTTTGGTCCTTGTAGAGGTTGGGTATTACCTAAAAATCTTCTTACTTTATCAACTGAGTCTTTAAATCTTTTTGATGCAATCACCTCGATAAAATCTCTTTGTTCTTGAGGTATTGCGGGGTGACCATGAAATGGAGTCTCTCTCTGTGTTATTTTTCTCTCAACATCCTGACCCATTCTTTCAGGACCTTCATAATCTATGGGTGCCTCAGTTAAACTTTTTTTGATTTCATTTAATAATGATTTCTCATTATAAGTTAAACCTTCTCTAACTAATTTTTTTTCTAAATTAGTTTTTGCTCTTAATATTTTTTCCATTTTATAATTAACACTCATCTTATTTTAGATTAATTCCAATAGCATCAAATGTCAACCAATTAGGTAGTTTTCCCTTGTCAGCTTTTGGTGCGGGTTTAACTTTAGGGTTATATGGGGTATTTGTATCAGGTTTACCAGGTTTTGTAGGTGTTTTAGGTATTGGAGGTGCAATCTTGGTATCTCCCGCTTTTGGACTTTTCTTTGGTCCAGGTTTAGGAGCATACGGATTATCACGTTCAGGGCTTTTAGTTTTTTCTTTTTCCTTAGTTCTCTCCTTTTCTTTAGTTCCTTGTTCAAAAACCAAATTTAGTAAATCCCTTTTACTCATTTTAGGTGTAATATGTTTTTCAACCAAAGACATAATACCTTTTTCTAACTCTTTTTTATTGATACTTTCTTTTGCCATTTTACTTAATTGTCCTTTCATGTTATTTGCATAAGCACTACCCACTTTATCCAAATAATTTTTCATGGTGAATTCTTCTTTGGTTTCTTTCTTTTTAGTTTTAGGTAGTTTTTTAAAATTTGTTTTTTCCGCAAATTCTTCAGCCATTTTACACCATTTTTTTTCTTCTTTTGTTTTTCCATCACCACATTTCGCAAAAAAATATTTTTGTTGTTTTTTAGATACGAATTTTTCCATTAATTCTTTCTCTTGGATTGAATTTGGGTCCCCGTCACCTGTAGGTCCTTTTTGAATTGGTTCTTGGTCATGACCTGTTAATCCCCAATTAATATCTGATTCTTCATCTTCTTTAACTTCTATGTTTTGACCTTGTAATTTAGAAGGGTCTTTTAACATTTGATTTAATTTAGCCTTTTGGTCTTCTTTAGAAGAATCAAAAACCATTGTTTGAGTGTTTACAATTTGTTGTTCTTTAGTTTCTTTTTTATTTTCAACTAATCTACTATACATTGAATTGATTTGAGCTTCGTTTAGCGTATTAAGTAACGAACCTTTAAACCCATGGTTTAACAAAGATAGTATTTTTTTATTATTTTTCATAAACCACTTTCTTCTCAAATTCAAGAACGAAATCTCGTTCATATAATTTATCTTTTACGGAGTCTTCAGTTTGACCAAAACTAAATACCAATCTTTTAACTAAGTCAAAATTGGTTGTTTCGTTTTCATCTTCCCACGCCAACGCTATAACTCTATCAATTGCGTCAACCATTGAAAAGTAATCAGAGTTTTGAATAACTGATAATGTTGTCTTATCTGTCTTCAAAACTCCAACTTTTTCTATGTAATCTAAATCGGGTGGAGATGGGTAACCATTCGATGGTTTTGATTCCCAAGAATCTCCCCATACATTTTCCAAATTATCGGAGAAAATGAATTCATAAGTTGTTTCCCCTTTATAATTTGCACCTAATTCATTTACATAAATTAAATAACTCATAAAATACTTCCTTTAGGAGTTACTTTAATTCTTCTACTATTATTCTCAAATATTAAATTATTTTGTTGTGACTTTCCAACAAACTTTAAATTTGGGTATTTTTTAATTAACTTACTTGATGATATCTCTTGAGCAACTGTCTCAGATAAATTTTTAATCCTAACAATATTTTTATTTGTTTTTTCAGCTAAAACACTTTTTTGTTTTTTCTTTTCTTCTAAGATAACTCTCTCCTTTTCATCAACTCTAAAATATTTTTTCAAAATGTTGTCGACTTTAGACTCACTAAATAAACCTTCAATCATTCCTTCTACCGCACCTGACTCATCTTCTCCAAGTTCTGTAAACCTGTGTTTCTTACCTCTATAACCACGATTTTTACCGTAATTTTCATAATCTTCCTCTTCACTAAAAATATCATCAACAAATTCTTTACCATCGTCTAAGTCATCATACTCGGCAACTTCACCCGTCGCAGGTGCCGCTGGAGGTGCGGGAGCCACTTCAGGTGACGGCATTTCAGGTGACGGCATTGGTTCACCACCTTCTTCACCTTCTTCTTCACCTTCTTCTTCACCTTCTTCTTCACCTTCTAATTTAGAAATAATTTCATCTAAATCGTCATCTTCTAATGAATCTAAATCAATTGCGGAAACTACGGAGTTAATTACATATTTAATATCTTTAGAAGACATTTCATTTTCTTCGTCTTCCATAAAAGTTCTAATTTTTTGAGCCAATTTACCTGTTAGTTTTTGAATCATTTTAAACGTAACATCTTCATCATCTTCAGGTTCTTCATCTGGCATATCCATGTCATCTTCAGGTTCTTCATCTGGCATATCAGCACCTCCCATATCAGCATCTACAGGTGCTTCAGGAGCGGGTGCAGGAGCGGGTGCAGGAGCGGGTGCGGGTGCAGGAGCAGGAGCGGGAACATCCTGTTCATTAGTTTCACCACCATCTAACTTAAGAAAATATTTTTCTTCCACATCATCCTCACTTTCAAATAAAGAAATATTTTTAATATAACCTTCAGAAGAATTAATTTCCTTGGCCATAATGTTTAATCTCTTAAGAGCTTGAGAATATGATGGGTAGTATTTTCTATCTTTCATTGATTCCATATAATCAGCAACCGATTCATTCAACCCCTTTTTAATTATGTAACCATTATTCTCCTTTACAATAACATATGTATTACCATCTGATAATGTTTTTTGATACTCCAAAGATTTATTCTCATTGATTGGAGTTGGGATATGCTCATTATATTTCGCTATTTGTAAAATACGATTTATTTTGTCCATTCCTTGTAGTTTTTCACTACCAATTGGTCTCAAATTTCCCATTTTATTTTTGTTTTTGTTTAAATTATTTTATTTATAAATATATCGTTTAACTTAATTATCGATTTATTTAGGTGATATTATTATCTACGTCAAATTTTTTAGATGACACAATTGCAGCACCTCTACCAAATGAAGAGTTCCTCCTACCAGCATTTAAATCCGCAAAGTAGTTAACTGAATCTTCTTTTGATTTAAATTTAGGGAGAGAACTTGCTGATTTACCTTTAGTAAAATATGTAATTGCAACTTTAGCAGCAATTTTAGGGTCTTCCATTAACTCAGGATTAGATACTAAATCCACTCCAACCATTCCACCGTATTTACGATAATTTGCTTTACCTGTAAGACCATTAAGACCTCTACCAACATATTTCCATCCATCACCAGGTTGGTCGTTTCCTAAACTTAAACCTGATTTATATCCGTAAAGACAATCAAAAAATTTCGCGTCATTACATTTAAGAGATTTACACATGTTACCTCTTTTGTTACCAAAGATACTAACAATTCTACTATCTGAAGTCCCACAATAACCAACTTCTTTAAAACTTTTAAAATTACTCTCTTTGTCAATAACCGATAAAATACCTATTTGAGCGTAAGAATCAGTAATACCCACTCTTTTCATTTCATCAATTAATGATGAAATAATATTTTTTTGTGAACTATTATAACTACCAACTATTTTAACATTCCCCATCACTTTAGAATCATTTGTTAAATTTGGGTCTTCATCTTTTTCAATTGATGACATATTAGAATCGTTAAAATCTTTTAAAACTAAAATGGAAAATAATTTTGTTAAGTCTTCACTTGACATAGTTCCATCCCCATCCAATTTGTATTTCTTTTGGAAGTCTTTAACCGCTATTTCAGTTTCATTTCCAAATTTACCATCAACACCCCATTTAGGTAATAGGAACCCTAAAAACTGTAGTGCTATTTGAAGTAATTCAACTCCTCTGTCAACAGGGATTGTTGATTCAACACCTTTAAGATTTTTGAGTTCTTTTTTAGATTGTACTAATTTATAAAACTCACTTAAAATTTTATTTTTTCCTTCTTCGGCATTTTCTAAAGTTGTGATAACATTTTCTTTTTTAGTATTAGCAAACTCAGAATTATCTTTAATCAATTCATTTGCAGAATCTACTATTTTTTTATCTATCTCACTATCTCTTTTTAATGGTAAAGAATCGTCTGATGGTGGTGGAACAGTTTTTCCACTTCCACCTGCAGAACCAACAAATATTTTATCTGAATTCTTTAATAAATCTCTTAAATGTTTTCCTCTTGGTAATCCAATATGAACGTGAGTCATATTATCATGACCGACCCATTCAGATATAAGCCCAATAACATCACCCACTTTAACTTTATCGCCCTTTTGTAATTTTACATTCTTCAGGTGAGTATAAAAAATATCAGGATATCCATTAGTCCCTGTTATTGAGACTTGTGTACCAAATACTTTACCTGAATTTTTACCTGTGTCCCTTATTTTTATTACGGTACCTTCAGTATATGAATTAACCACAGTACCTGCAGGGGCGAATATATCCCAAGCATTATCCGATTGCCAATTACCAAAGGCTCGTTTACCATGGTTAGATGGACCATTTTCAATGTCTACTTTAAATTTACCACCGATGGTTGTCGTCGCTTCTTTTAAGGATAATCTTTTATCGACCAATTTATTTTTCATACTTTTAATTTTCTCAAGGTAACCATTTCTTCTCAATATTTTAAATACAAGATTTTCATCAGAATATTCCCCACCAGACTCTAAACCACATTCTCTATATTTTCTGATTTTATTAACGTATTTTTTGATTAATGATTTTGCGGTGTCAATATCCTCGTCTTGTATGTTTTCCGCAACACCATCGATTATTCTCATCCATTGTTTAGCTTTTTCAGTTACATTGGTTTTATTAATATTAACTAAATCTTTTTTAGGTGAACTTTTCCATTCATCATATAATATTGAGTAGATTGCAATGTTCTTTACATCCTTTTCAATATTCTCATCCTCAACATAAAGCTCAACGTCATACCCAAAAATTTTAATATTTTGTTTATTACCGTAAATTGCTTTTTTTAAGTAGAACAACTCTTCGTATAAAGTTTTTACATTTTCAGGAAATTGACTAAAATCAACAATTATGTGGATGTCGACATCAGAATAGTTAGACCAATTATAATTGGCCAATGAACCTGTCATTACAACATCAGACACTATAATATCAACATCTAAAAATTCTATAAAATCATTAGCAATCTCTAACAGGGTCTCTCTAACTTTAGGGACCATTTTTGTATTTGAAGATTTTGGATTAACCCATATCTTTGGGTTAAGATTGTCTTTTAAATTAAAACTTTTTAAGATAGATTGTAAATTGCTCATTACCCATAAATATCATAATTTTTTGTATTTAAAGGTTTTTGAAATTTTGCTTGTAAAAAATTTACCTTGTGACTCGGATAATCTAAATTGAGTATAAATTTGATGAGGTACTTCATCATACTCGTATTTAGAGCCGTTTTTAAATTCAACAACCAATTTTTTTGTTTCGGTATCATATTCAGTCTTAACTAAATTTGATGATTGGACTTCATTAATAATCTTCGTCCCCTTGATTTCCTCTTTCAATATTGCCATCTTCTAATGGTATTTCTAAATTTATTATTTTAAGTTTATCTTGAAGATAATCTACAAATTCATTATGGTCAATATCAAAGAAACTTCTTAACTCAGAAAATAATTTATCTCTTAGGATACTAAAATTTTGAAAATTTCTCATGATATCGTTTGGATAATAAGGAGGATTTTGTAAATCTTTCTCTGTCCACCCTTCTCTTTGAAACGCTCTTCTTAAATCTCTATAAGTCTCCAATAAGTCATTATCGGCTTTTAAAGTTTCAACGTATTTACTATAATGTTTCCTTATACTCATATTCATAAATATATTTTAATTGAGTTGAAAATAGTAAATTAAATATTATATTTTTTGAAAACGTATTAGTATGATAGAATCTAAGGATGGTAGTAACCAAAACAAAGGTAAAGGTAACGAGAATTCCCCGACACCTGTTTTGGACAATTTTAGTAGAGATTTAATAAAGTTAGCGGAAGAAGGTAAATTAGACCCTGTAATTGGTAGAGAACGTGAGATAACAAGAATTGCACAAATTCTTTCAAGAAGAAAAAAGAATAACCCAATCATTATTGGCGAACCAGGTTGTGGTAAAACTGCAATTGCCGAAGGATTAGCTATTAAGATATTCAATGGGGAATGTCCAAGAAACTTAACTGATAAAAGAATTGTATCATTAGATATGACCTCAATTGTTGCAGGTACAAAATACCGAGGTCAGTTTGAGGAAAGAATGAAAGTAATAATTGATGAACTTCAAAACAATTCAAATATTATTGTATTCATAGATGAAATTCATACAATAGTTGGTGCTGGTAATTCTTCAGGTTCCTTGGATGCGTCAAATATATTTAAACCCGCATTAGCGAGAGGTGAAATACAATGTATTGGTGCCACAACACTTGATGAATATCGAAAAAATTTCGAGAAGGACGGAGCATTAGAAAGGAGATTTCAAAAAGTAATTGTTGATTCTGCAACAAAACAAGAAACTTTAGAGATTTTAAAACATGCAAAAGACAAGTACGAGACATACCATAAAGTCTCATATACTGATGAAATACTTAACTTATGTGTTGATTTGGCTGAACGGTATATCACAGATAGGGAATTTCCAGATAAAGCGTTTGATATTATAGATGAGGTTGGCGCAAGAAGTCAAGTTGATATAAAAATGCCTGAAATTATTGAAAAATTAAAATTACAAGCTCAGGATATTAAATTAGAAAAAATTGAAGTTGTAAAAAAACAAAACTACGAAGAGGCTGCAAATTTAAGAGATAAAGAAAGACGAATTTTAGATAAATTAGACTCCGAAAAGAAAAAATTTGAATCTGAATTACAAAACCAAAAACGAGAAGTTAGTCTCGAATTAGTTTATGAAGTAGTTTCAAACATGACTAAAATTCCGATTTCAAAATTAAATTCTGATGAGACTCAATCATTGACTAAATTAGAAGAGAGTTTAGGTAATAAAGTTATTGGTCAATCTGAAGCGGTTTCTAAAATTGCAAAATCAATCAGAAGAAATAGATTAGGTATTAAAGACCCTAATAAACCGATAGGTTCTTTTATTTTCTTAGGGTCCACAGGTGTTGGTAAAACATATTTGGCAAAACAATTAGCAAAAGAAATATTTGGTAGTGAAGAAAATTTAATTCGAGTTGACATGTCGGAGTTTCAAGAGAAACATACGATTTCAAGATTAATCGGGGCACCTCCAGGATATGTAGGTTATGATGAAGGTGGACAACTAACTGAACAAGTTAAAAATAAACCGTACTCTGTTATTTTATTTGATGAGATTGAAAAGGCGAATAAAGATATTTTTTCATCACTATTACAAGTTTTAGATGATGGTCATATTACTGATGGTCTTGGTAGAAAGATTAATTTTAAAAATTGTGTCATCATTATGACATCTAATTTGGGAGTTAAAAAATTACAGGATTTTGGTTCTGGTGTCGGATTTAAAAGTAATAACAATACATATATTGAGGAGGAATATAAACGAGACTTGTTGAAGAAGGAATTACAGAAGTTTTTTGCACCTGAATTCTTAAACAGGATTGATGAAATAGTTATCTTTAATTCTCTTAAAAAGGATGAAGTTAAATCGATAGTTAAATTGGAACTTGATAAATTATTTGAAAGGTTGGTTAATCTGAAATATCAGATTACTTATGATGATACTATTTTAGATTTAATCTCTGAAGTTGGGTTTGATGAAACTTACGGGGCAAGACCTATTAAAAGAGCAATACAAGATAAGATTGAGGACTTTATTTCCGAAGAAGTATTAAAAGGTAATATAAATGAACAAACAAAATATATTCTATACGTAGAAGAAAAAGAAATCAAAATAAAGACAGTACCTGTTAAAAAGGGTAGAAAGAAAAAAGGGGATGAATAATCCCCCTTTTTTTTATCCAAACAATGTTTGTTGTTGTTTTCGTTTCGGAATGAAAGTGTGTTTAGTGTTACCTAACCTCTCAATCATTTTTTTACCCGTTTCGATACCACTGTAAACATCCTCAATAACAACATATTCATTAGGGGTGTGATAATTGTAATAACCAATAGAGAAATTGATACAAGCAAAATCAAATAACTGTTTTAAAGCGTAAACATCAGTATACGGGTGTGCTTGGTATTTTTGTCGATTTTCGAACCCCTCAGTTAAAGCCTCATTACAAGATTTAAAAAATTCGGTACCACGTTCAAATAATTGGACTCCCATACAATATTCGCTAACCATCCAATTACCAGGAGCATCAAATTCAATAACGTAACCAACATTACCAAAGAATTCTTTATCGGCATTTCTTGAGCCATGGCAACCTGTTTCTTCAGACACAAAGAAAGCCGCTTTTAGATTCGGTATTTCTTTTAACAATTCTAAACAAGCGTATATACCACATTTGTCATCACCACCAATACCTGTTGGTAATCCTTCATTGTTATAAGCCTTTAATGCGGGTTTTAAAACATTCTGAGCGTTTGGTAAATTACCTTCACGTATATTAATCGTGTCAATATTATGAACGGTATCCGTATGTGCAACTACACAAGGAAAATACTCAATATTTTCATCTGTTTGTTTTGTAACATAGATGTTGTTCATTTTATCAACAAAAAATGGGAAGTTGTTTTCCGTTAACCATTCGGTTAGGAATTTAATCATACGTTCTTCTTGATACGTTTTAGATGGAACGGACAAAACACTCTTTAATAATTCGTAATCTCTTTGCATATTACAAAGTTACAACTTTTTTCGGGATTTCAAAAATTTTCTTTCAAATAATTCCAAATTATATAAAAAAGAATTAAACTCATCAAGAGTTAGATTCCTGTTTTGAGTGGATTCGAATTGTCTTTGAGTGACTATTGTAATTTTATTTGTGAATGGGTCTATAAACCTAATATTGAATTTTAAGGATTTATCTTTTGGGGTTGAGTACCATTTATCAAAGTCGTAATTTTTACGGACTTCGCTACTAACCTTTTTAAATTCTTCTAAATTACTAAATCTGTCGCTCTCCTCAATTTCTTCTAATATTTTATCTAGTTGACCTGATACGTAATTATTAAATGATTCACTATCAAAATCATCACAACCATACTCGTACATATATTCTTCATAAGGACCAACACTAAACTCATGAGCTAATTTACTCATTAATTCCTGTATTGTTAAATCGTGGTCTCCATATTTCTTATAAAGAGATAATAAAACATTGACCGTTGTCACATATTTATTAAACATATTTTTTTCAAAAATACCATAATTAGTAAACTTATCTTTTAAGTCATCAGTTATTTCTTTTTGAGCGGTTCTTGACATACACGATTCTTTTTCTGATTGGTAATCATCAACAATATTTTCAGTTTGTCTTTGGAATGTACCAATTAGTAATTTGGCAATTTGAGGGTTTGTTGAGTCCTCCATTTTATTTAAATTTGGGTTAAAAAATGACATTATCTCCAAAACTTTACGTCTATTTTCTTCGTTAAATTCATACAATAAATAACCATTCCCCCAATCTTCGTAGGCATAATCAGATTGGTAAAATCCCATATCACTATCATAATAAGAAAACAAATTTCTTAAAAACCAAATATCACCTTCACCCAAGTCAAATAATTTAAAATAATCTTCATTATAGTCAAATGTTAATTGTACCATACTTTTACCAGGTGAATTTTTATTAAAACGAAAACCACTAATTAAATCATCATACCTATTTAATGTGTGACTTGAGTATTCTTCACCATTTTTTATTTTTTTTAAAATTTGGTAAATATTTTGTGCTGGAATTGTTTTATAAACAAGGTTTTCTATTTGTGGGAACCAATGAAAAAAAGTTGATGTTTTAATTTCTTGGTCTTCATCATCTAAATAATGTGTACCATAATCACTAACACTAATAACATAAGATTTTGTCGGGGACCAATCGTTACCTTTTTTATCAACAACTATAAAAGTGTCACCGTATTTATGAGTGTTCCATTTTTTCCATAAGAATGGAGGTCCAAAATATTTTGCGGATTCATAGGAAAGACATTTCAGGAAGATAATATTATCATCTTCATATAAGATTTTACTACCTTTATAGGCATCATTTTTTAGTTCTTCCTGTTCTGACATATTTATACAAATAAATATTGAAAAATTTGATAATAAGGATTTTTTTTGTATATTTGTAAAACAAAAGTTCTTTAACATATGGGGGTAACCTTGGAAATTGACTGTCATAGTTAGTTACTCGGGGCACGTCAAGGATGAATCTAACCTTGTTAAAATGGTTCAAAATCGATAAACGGCAACGTTATCAACAAACTTTCTGCAGTAGGACTTGTTCGTACTGAGGAAGTGGCGGTAGCTTAATCAGATTAAGCGAAACCTTCGGGTCGGTGGACATATAACCCAGGAACAGAAGTCTTTACAAAGGTGTGGTTTCTACCCGAAAAGGAACAAGTGGAGGATTAGTTCTCAGTAAACCGAACCACTTTAAAAATAAGGGAATTGTGAAATTTCGGAACATTAGCTCAAATGTTGACCTAAGCGTGTAGTCCTTAGTAGGTAATGTGAGCAGGACGCGGTTCGACTCCGCATACCTCCACCAATTAAAAAACCCCACCTTTTCAGGATGGGGTTTATTGTTTTATCTAAAAGTTGTTAAATGTCCAAACATTTTTTTTCTTCCGTCATTTTCGGGTATACCAAATTCTAACTTCCATAAGTAGACACCGTCTTGACAGTAGTTACCATTAAAAGTACCGTCCCACCCAACTAAAGGGTTTTCACTAACCCATATTAATTCTCCCCATCTATTATAGATTTCCATTCTAAAATCATATGGGTCAAGTCCTGATGTAAATACAGGTTTCCATATATTGTTATGTTCATCTCCATCAGGTGTGAATGAGTTTGGTATATATATCAACTCTTCAGGGCATTCGTCAATAATAACTGTAGTTTGTTCTGGGTTAGAAATACATCCGTTTGTTGTTGTGGTAACTGAAATTATATAAGTTCCTTCACTACTAAAAGTTTGATTGTATGCTTGGGTATTATAAATACTATCAATAAATGACCATTGATTAATTCCTTGAGGATTTGATGTCAATTCAAAATTGATGTTAACCGAATCTCCCATACAAACTTCAAAAAATGGGTTTGACGGTGTTAAGGTTTCAATTATCGGTTGTGGGTAAACAATAATTGTCTCGGTTGTTGTAAACAAACATCCACTTTGTGTGTAAGTATACGTTATAAGATTATTACCAACCGCATTTATGGGAAAAAAATCATTATTTATAACACCATTTCCTGTATAATAACCACCAATAGGTGATGATTCTAAAGTAACAAATTCGTCATAAGAACAGAATGGACCGACAGGATTTATAAAAGGTGTAAGATTAAAAATAGTTATATCGATTAGTTCTGTTTGAGACTGACATCCGTTTCCGTCAATACCGTATACAGTTATCATGTTATTGTAAAAACCTGATTGGGTACCATTAACGTCAACAGTAATCTGATTTGTTCCTTGTCCGTTATTAATAATTCCGTTGGTTGTTGACCAAACATAATTTAAACCCGTAATTAAATTTGTTGTGTTATAAAAATCACTAATAGAATTAATACATATAGTATCCTCACCAACAATAGGGTTTATAATTAGTGGTGGAGGGTCCATTAATGTAACGTTACTTGTTATTGTACACCCTAAAGCATCTGTTAAAGTAAAAACATAATTCCCTGAACATAGGTTGTTTGGATTGAATCCAGATTGGGGTCCATTCCATGAAATTGTTTGAGCTCCATTACCTCCATTCGGAGTTATTATAAGACTACCATCACAATACCCGTTACAAGTTGGTTCATTAGATATTATGGTTGGTAAAGGTAAATTAGGTGGACCAGGAACAACTAATACAGTATCAGGACCTAAACCAAGTGAACCATTACATGTTACCCATCCTGCATTACATGTCGGATATACAAAATGACAGGTGTAACTCGCTCCCGCGGCAGGTGGGTTAACCGTTATTGATGGACCCGTCCCTATTGGTATAGGATTACCAACCTGATACCAAGTTAATGTCGGAGTCACTACAGGTCCTGAAGGTGTCCATCTCCAAGAATCATTTTGTGCAACCCAAGCGGTTGAGTTTCTTCCTGGTACTGTTATCCCAATTGTACCTGCTAAATTATGGATACCCTCAACAGAAGTTCCATTTTGCCATTGTAGACATGCAGGTTTACTTTGAATGTGATTTTCTATGATATTAGTTGTTTCATAAATTATAATGTGAAACGTACCAAGATTAGAAGTACATGAATACATTGGCATATTAACCCAACTAACAATTAATTTACGACAAGGTGCAACTCCTTGAACTTGGTATTTTATTTGACCACCAATTCCAGGGTGCCAATCTTGCCAAGGACCCATTATACAATTTTTTGGTACTAAGCCATTAGTTGTTGGTATTGATTGAGAAGTAAATGTTGTTGGTTGGTTTGGCGAAAAAGATATCCATCCGTTAGACCCTATCCAAAATTGAGTATACGTCGTACCAAAAAAACAAAAATTAAAACCTATATTAAACGGACCCTGTTGGGAATCATCGGTCATTGTTAAATTAGTACCGTTATTTACTTGAGCAACGTAAGGTATATTTGTTACATTATAATTTGTTGTTTGATTTGGATTAATACCCCCAACTCCACATTGGGTTAAGTCCGCGGTAAGTGTTGTTGAGTTGGACCCGCAAGGTAATAATTGGTCAGGACCTAAATATGGACAGTATTGTCCGAAACCGACAAAACTAATTAGGTAGGTTAAAAGTGCTAAAATATTTCTCATAATAATAAATACAAAAACTAAGATTTAAAAGTTGTCACAATAATGTTTTGAATGAGCAAGTCTACCTTATGAATTAATATAAAATAAAAAAAAGAGGGAAGAATTTAACATTACGTTAGTTCTTCCCTCTTGTTTGTCCTAGGAATCTAAACCTACCGAGTTGTTAGTGAGACAACTACAGAACCCTGTGACGTTGGGTGGTGACTAGTATTCACGACTATTTGTTTTATGTGTTTTCCGTTTTAAGACCTAAACACTGTGGTTATCATAGTACCCACATCTAAAAAGAGGTCCCTTACCAATTTTTTTCTCAAACTTCTTCAGTCTTTGGATTGACACCTCAAGGTAGAATTCATTTTTTATTAATTTTTAAGGATTAAAATTGGTCGTTATCAACTACAGAACAATCACCAAAAACCTTTACGAGAATTTTGAAGGTTAGTTTATACTCATAACTTCACGGGATATCGTTAATTACCGACCTATCATTTGTTTGGAGTCACTTAGTAGCGGGTGAGGGACTCGAACCCCCGTATTCGGCTTATGAGACCGAGCTGGAAACCACCACGATATTTTTTGTATAATACTGTTTCATTATTTCAGAATGTTTTTTTCTCGTTTCTTCATTTTGAAATCTTAATTTCGCCTTTTCGGAAAGTTTTAGTTTTGTACTTTCACTAAGAACTCTTTTTCTATTTCCTTCAGAAATTTTATTTCTTGTTTCTTCAGAAAAAATTCTACCTTTACTAATATCTGATAATTTTTGTTTAGTTTCATTAGTATGTTTTTTTCCTTTGAAATTAGAACCTCCTTCACCCCCCAAGGATTTATTATATGTATCTTTCCTTTTAATGAATTCTTCGGTAACTATCTCTCGTTCTTTTAAATCCATTTCATTCTCGGTATTGAATATGAACAAAATTTCTTTAGTGAAAAATTTTTTACCGTATTTCTTTATTGCTTTCTCTAATAAAACACCAGAACCAAAATAACTATCATTAATATTTTCTGTTTGGTGCTTACCTATGTAAATTTTGTTATTTAACGTATTTGTAATTTTGTAAATTGTATATTTCATATATATAAATATATCATTTTTAAACTAACGAACTACCTTTTTACGTTTAACAATGTATAGCTAAAAAAAGGCTGAGATTACACCTGTTAATTGAGAACCTTTAGAGTCATTATTGTTTCTACTCTTATCCACTTCCTTTTAAGAAGTATTCCTCAGTGACGGTCTTTTAGGTTTACCACTCCTTGAGATTTTGGTTACTCTCTTATTACTCAACTCTCTTCGAGGATGCCTCCCCAATAAATCCTTGCGGGACTAGAGGTCTTTGGTAAAACTACACTCAGACTTGGGGTCCTTGTGTGCAATGAACGGCTCATTACTATGTAGTCACCTTTCACCAAAACCTGATGGACACTTTTCCTTTATGTTCTTAAATGTTACTTCAATAATAGTAAAGTTTTTGTGTCGTGGATGAATCGAAGTAGTGGTCCACCTTAAGCTCCATTTCCTTTTGAGAAACAGAATACTATACTACTCCGTGAGATATCCCTACCTCCATATTTTAAGATTACTTCGTACCAAGACCTTGGTGGGTCTGTGGTAAGGATAGTAGCGACACCACTCGTTCTCTATCTTACCTTCAGGTATTACCCCTTCGGTTTTAAGTCACCTCTCATATTGGAACCCGCAATCATGTATTTGGAAATACATTTCTCACTTGATTCCTATGGGTTATTCTTATTGGTGTTCCCACCTCAAACAGACAATCCACATTGCCTATTCAGTTTTCCATTTCCCTACGAAGTTATCCTCGGTACTACAGGCTCACTGATATCCCACTTGTATACTCGAGTTCGGTTTCCCAAACCGCAGAACCACTAACACTGATGGTTCCACTTTATCCCCCTTTCGAGGTTTATTTTATGGACTATATACGGCCCAATATCTTTATCAGTTTCAGTTTCAAATCCTAAGATTTTAATCTACTCCTGAATGGATATCTAAAATTTCAAAGAACGTTATCGGACGTTTCCGATTTGTTTTACAAAGTTAAGAACAATTTTTTAAACTTCCAAATTTTTCTCTACTTTTTTTTTCAGATTTAGGAGACCTTTGTTTTACGGTAATTCCAACCTTTATCTGAAAGGTTTTACAAAGTTAAACAATTTTTTTTAATTGTCAAGTACTTTGTTAACTTTTTTCATTTTCCCTCTACCTCTTCCACTTTAGTTACGTAGACAGTGTATGTCTCGTAAAAATTAGCACGTGCCTGTGCTAAATTTGGATTTGGGGTGTGGTACCTAACACCGTTTTTTCCAATGTAGGAAAAAATCAAGTTATCAAGAACTTGTGTCCCTTCACTCATTTTTCGAGTTTTTAAAAGTTAATACTAAATTATTTAAAAGAACGTTATCAGTTATTTCTGATTTGTTTTACAAAGTTAAACATTTTTTTCTTTCTGACAAGTACTTTAAGAAAAAAAAAATAAAAAAGTTCCGAAACAGTCATTTCGGAAATATTGGTTTCTATATTAATTTAATAAAAATTAATTAATTGGTTATTGATTTATAAACATTAAACCTATATTTATTGTATCTAAAACAATAAATAATATGAAAAAGTTAATTTTTGGTGGTCTTATTGTTTTGTTAGCATCATGCGGAGGTGGAGCAACTTCAAACGAAGTTCCTGCAACTGACAGTGTAAGTACAACAAGTGAAGTTGTTGACTCAACTGCTACAAACAAAGTAGACACGGTAAAAACTAAGTAATTTGGTTATCCCCATCGAAAGGTGGGGTTTTTTATATCATATTTTTTTTAATACGATTAATCTCATTTAGAAGTTTTTCTTTTTTATTACCAACACTTTCAGAAGTTGCGAATGGTGCCACAAAACCACTTAATACAGAATCAATTAATGAATCGGCAGCCGTTTGAGCACTACTAGTATCTATTTTTAAAGTTGTTGTATTAGTTGTTGAGCTCGTTGATGATTTAGTTGTTGTTGTGGTTGTTGCCGAATCCGTAGTTTGTGAAGTAACTGTGTTATTAAACACGTAAATTGACCCATTATAATCCATATAATATTTATTAGGGTTTTGAGTTTTACCGCCTCCGTATCCTTTTTCAGTTAATTTACTTTTTATAACATCATTTAAAATTACATATACAGAATCGGGAGTACTGCCAGTTATATTTACCGTAATATTTTTTTCAGACCCAATTGAATTTAAATCAGTTAAAAGATTTTTATTTGTATTTTGGAAATTTGATTCAGACGGTGTAAAAACAATCTTAGGATAAGAAACTTGTAAAGCACCTTCGGAAATAACTACTTTATTAATCCTATTAATTTTTTCTATTTCATTTAATAATCTACCCATGTTTTTATTTTTTTTGTTTTCGGATAATCTACCTAAAGCACTAATCAACCCAAGGGTGTTGAAATCCAAACCCTTTGGTTTACTGTCTGTTGGAGGTGGTGAGGTTGTTGTTTTTGTAGTTTCACTACTATCATCGGAATTGTTATCAGAATCTTCTGATGAGGATGAAGATGAAGTTGAGGTTCCATCATCCGATAGTCTTGAGACATGAACATGATGATGGTGATTAGGAAAACCAAACCATAAAACAGCCTTGTCATTCCCCCTTTCTGAATTTACCTTATAACCCATACTTTCTAAGGCTTTGACAAATTTTTCTATTTTATCATATATACCTTTCTTTTTAGCATCCTCTTTACTACCATAACCCTTACCATCAAACATCGCCAAATCAACCGCCAAACCTCCAGGATTGTGTCTTGACCCAGGTCTGTGCCCTGTAACCGCAGTTGTAACACTTGCTTTGGTGCCCGCGATTATTGCAGCTTTGTCAACATCAGCTAATAAAGATGGATTAATTTTGTCTTTAGATGGTGTACTACTACCAACTACTCTATCTTTAAAATTAATACCTGTGTACTTTGAAGTATCTACTAATTGTGGTCCTTCTAAAATATAAATTATCATCTCTAATAAATATAGAGATTTATTTTATTGTTCTAAATGGGTCATTAAAACGCCTCCTATTTGAGATGCGTGAACTTCTAAATGATTTATAGATTCTATATCAAGCTTAGTTTTTTTCTTGATAAAGTCTAAACCTAATGTACCAATAAATTTGTCATCAATTGTTTTTATTGCTAATAGATAACCTGATTTACATCCCGTATCTTCCGCAATATATTTTAAACCATATGTTGCAATTGATTCGTCTTTATAATCAGGAATTTCTATAACATCGTTATGTAATAACTGATTTATTGATTTTGAAAATAGATTAACGGGTATGTTATGAAAATTTGACTGTACGGATGACGCTCCTGAACCTACAGATTCATACATAACTGAAAACTTAGCCATAGATTTTCCTGTCGGGTAGAAATTACCTCCATTATGAAATTGTGTAACCCATACTCTATCGGCATTAAACTCTTCTCTAATGTGTTCTATTTTTTGATTTATTAATTCACTGACTCTAAGTGTATCATGAACCATGTCAGGTTTTTTCTTATTTTTTTCTAATAAATGTCTTATAAATATAACCGTTAAAGGTCCAAATATACCTGTAATAAAGGCAACAATAATTTCTATACTAACCATTTAAGTAATTTTACTTAATAAATACTTTATAAAAAAAAAAAGTATGACTTTTCGTCATACTTTTATAGTTTTCTAAACTCAGGTTTTAATAATCTCCATATTATGTAGTCATATGGTTTTTTATCCCACATAGCAAATAGTACAGGACGTAAACCAGTTTTTGTTACATTTCTCATAACAAATTCTGCAAATTCTTTTTTAGTTGGTTCAGGGTCAACATCACCATACTTACCATATCTAAAACCATCATGTAGTTTACCACAATACTCATTTATTTGATGAAAATGGTATTTTAAATCCTTTTCATAAGATTTTATCTTATCATAAAATTCATCAGGAACATCATTTAATAATTCACCTATATCTCCTTGATTACTTAAAACTTCCCAAACAGAAGTAGTTGATATGTTAGTCATTATTTTATGTAATCGAAGATATTCTTCTCCTTTCACTTTTATTCTATTTCCATTAAAAAATTTTACTATAAAACCTTCATGGTTATCGGCAACCATTTTTTTCAAAAAAGTGTAATCAGTTATTCCATCATATTTTTTAACAACATTAAAGTTATTCCGATATGATTCCACGTCAAGTTCTTCACCAGACTCAGTTACTATTTTACCTAATAATACCACATCTCTTAAATCACCATAGTTAACCACTATTCTATTTTCAGGATATAATATTTCAAACAAATAAGTACAAGAAAAGTCTAATAAATTAGTCGAATATTTTTCATCAAATATTTTTTTGAATTCGGCTGATTGGTCTGAAGTAAAAGAACCTTTAGATGCAAATATCCATTCACCTTCATAGTTAAATAATATACCTAAAGAACCATCCATTTTTTCATACACATCAAATTCTTTAGTTGGTGTGAATCTTTTTTCTTCTATATTAAAAAATTTTTTAAATGGTCTTGCAACAACGTTACTATTTTCATCAACAACTAAACCTCTTGCTTGAGTAGTTACCTCATCCCATAAAGCGTATTGATTATATAAAAGACCATATTGTACTTTTGGGGTGTAGTTCCATATAGACAAAGGAAGAGTTGGATGAACTTGTTTTGTCACCAACCCATCCTCGTAATATTTGTTCAACAATTCTAACATGTTGCAAATATAGTATTATTTTTCGTTTAATAAAAATTTATTACTAATTGCTTTAAAGCTAATTCTTCTATCGTAAGAACGAACAACCACACCTTCTCTATCAAAGTTAGAATTTAATTCGGACTTTTGGTTGGCATATTCTAACATATCATCAATCGTGTCAGGTAAATTAAATTCAAAGTCTAATATTGGAACCGTTTTTAATTTCATTTTTTGAACTAACTCAACAAACTCTAAAAATGGAATATTCTCTTGAGTGTCTATATTAAAACCATTAAAGAATCGAACTGTTTGACCTTTAATTTTGTACGGATTTCCTTGAATACCTTCCCCAATTAACTCACCTTGCAAACAGATATTGTTATCTAATTCACCTAATAATTCCTCTAACTTTAATTCGCGAGCAACTTTCCAAAAAGTATTTCCTTCACTTTCAGTTAATTCTAAATTACGAGAACACACTCCAAATACACCATCTTTAAAGTAAAATGTTGCTGAAGAACCGTCCAACTTTTCAGTTACGTAGAATTTATGAGCGGAGGTGAATCTGTATCCTTGGTATTCTTTAGCCAAGTTTTGGACTCTCTCTTCATCGGTTTTACGTAAGAAAGATGGAAACAATCCTTTTACTTTTCCTGTAAGTTCTGCAGGGATTGGTGGTTCGTATTTAACAATACCTAATATTTCAGTAACATCATCACCAATTCCAACCATAGGAAAACCATCTTCTGCAAACATTTCATACTGAATACCCCATTCTTGTTTTGATGTTGTCATCATAGGAATATCAGTAGTTTTTAAAACAGATAAAGGTAAAATTAAACCTTGTGATACTTGACCACGAAGTTTAATAGTTTTTAAACGGAAACCTTCTTGGTCACCCATCTTTTTGTGTGAACTCTTTCTTAAGAATTCAAACTCGTCTCTGATTGGTAAGAATGAATCAATTTCACAGTAAACAACTTTATCACCTACCTTATGACCAACATTCTTAGCAACAACAACTTTCCAACCATCAACGATGGCCAATTCAATCATATCAGCATCAGGGATTCTTTGGATATCCCCGATAACTCTAACACTTGCTAATTTTCTTTCCATATTATGATTCTATATTATCTTCATTAAAATCATCCGACTTCATTGAGTTTGGTGGGGTAAAATCCCAATTTGCATTCTCAAATTCTGTAACCCATTCACTAACATCTTCTCTTGTCCATATTGGGGCAAAAGATGGACGGTATTTAAATGGTAAATTTTTACTCTCATCCCATTCATCAAGTCGTTTCGTTACATCCTCAATTAGGTTTTTTCTTTTAGTATACTCAATCCATTGTCTGTAATCACCTTCTGAACGAATATACATAACATCCCCATAGTTATAAAATTCCATTTCAGGAAACCTCAAATTTGGGTTGTTAGTATATACATCAACAATACCATTATCTCCATTATATTCGCTACAAAGCTCCCTTAATGAATGTAAACTTTTAGGTCTTTCTTCCCAAACACTACCAAACTGACGAACAGAGCAAATGTAGATATACCCATCTTCATATGAATGAATAAGTCCTTCAATTTTATTTCTTAAAGAAATAAGTTCCTTCATTGTTAGTTTTGATAAGTCCATATTATATTTAATTATTGATTTGTTTTAATTTTTATTTCAATTAAATTTTACAAATTGTTTGAGTTTATCGTGTAATTTATAATAATTTTGGTAGTAGTTACCCTTTTTGGTTCTTTTGAGTTCTTTATCGTGGTATCCAGAATCATATGCTAAGTTTACCATATCTTCTTCATCTTTTTCCATATTTTTAATATGTTTTTGGATTTCAGATAATACATCTTTGATTTCATCATTTGATGTATTATTCTTTTTTTGTTCTAACCATATATTGAGATTTTGACGATATGTTTTCATAATTTATTTTTTTGTATATTTTTTTATTAAATTAAAAATTTCCTTAATGTCTGTAAAGTCGGATGGTGGTGAGTCATTTCTTCCTGGAAGAAACATCACAGTAAATCCGTGGTTTGCTTGAAAATTTTCTTTAACTCTTATACCACAGATTTCATCAAGATAAACCCAAGGAAAGTTTCCTGATAGTTTTACATCTATTCCTATTTTTTTAAGTCGTTCAATAAACACTCCGAGTTTATCTGTACTTATTTGTGTGTTACTTTTTGTTTCCATTGTATATATTCCAAATTTAGTTTTTACTTCTCCCATCACCATTTAATTACTTCGTCTCTAAAATAAACATCACTAATTACCATTCCGTCAATATTCTTACCATTACCAAGATGAAGATAATTACCTTCAATTTTGGTAATCACACCAGAATCTTCTACAGAGCCAGTAATTCTATTAACCACCTTAACATAGTCACCTACTTTGATGTCTCTTCCGTTTTTATCTGTTGTCATTTCTACTTCCATAACATTCATGTTTTTTATCCGTTACATTCCACAAATCTTTTTTTCCTTCCGTCATATGACAGTTGTGTTTTTTTCCAGTTCTTTTTCCGAACTCCACAATCATATCATTATGACGATTACGAATAAGATGGGGACATTCTTTACAAGGTTTTTTCATACAGTACAAAAGTACTAAATTAAAATGATTTTGACAAATATTTATTGTCATGAAAGTTTTAATTACAGAATCTCAATTTATTACTTTGTTTGAGGATATAAATCCTTCAGGTGAAGCAATTAAGAACATATGTGATTCTGAAAAATTTTGTAAAGCTCAAGGTAGAATAACTTTTGGTCAATTAAAAGCTATTGTTGATTCGGCAACAAGAAAACGAATTTTCACTCATCTAGGTGAAGGTGGTTATAAAGCAACTTTAAGATTATTACCTTGGTTCATTCCACAATTGTTACTTGTAGGAGCCGCGGCTTCTATAACAAGAGCAATTAACAAAATAATTAGACCTGCATTAGAGGATACCGAAACCTACAAGACTTGGTGGGGTAAAGCAATAATGAAATCTTTCGATGTTGTTGAAGGAGAACTTGGTGTTGAGGACCCTCTATCTAAAATATTTTTTATTTCTGATGGATTAATGACTCTAATGAATGAAAAATACAAAGTTAAATTTGCTAAATACATATCAGAAATTGCAAGTCAAACACCTGATGATGAGGTAGTTCCTGATTACTTTGTTGAGAATGAACTTAGGAATTGGTTAAATGAGAAATTTTTACTTGACCCTCCTTTACCACCAAAAACTAATTAATATTTAAAGGGAACTGTCTAACACTGATTGAATTAATTTTTATTGGTTCTTTTTTACTAAACCATTTTTTTTCTGATTTTACAGTTTTCACCGCACAATCTGATAAATTTTGTATCATTTTAGAAGTTATTTCTTCTAAATTATCAGTGCTAGACAACTCAATATTAATTGTTATAGTCTTAAACTTCTTTTTCATTGACCTGCATCTATATTTACAATCTCATCCACATGGTGGTCTTCTCGTATTTCTGATTTAACAGGTCTACTTTTTAGAAGTGGAACACACTCACGAATTACGTGATATGGTCGGAAATCAGGGTGACCATCCATTCCCACGTCCATACGTTGACCAACCCCAAATCTTTTATTTGTAGGTAGGTGACAGTGACCGTGTAGGTGCATTATTCCTTTGTTAAGACCATCCCAAGAACTGATTGGGTAGTGCATTAAACGGAAAGTATACCCCCCAACCACAAGAGTATTATAATGTTCTACTGATTTGAACAGTCCTTGAATTCCTTCACGGTTTTTTTCAATGTGATGGTCATGGTTACCAAGAACAAGGTGAATGTTTTTACAAACAATTCGGTCCCAAAATTCTTTAATAGATTCAAATCCACCAAAAGACCAATCACCAAGACAAATCAATATATCATCTTGCATTACAACCTCGTTAATGTTATTAACGATAGTTGCGTTCATTTTATCCAAATCAAGAAAATCTCTTGTTTGTTCAATAGGAATTCCCCCATTTTGAGTCCTCCAATTAGTTACACCACGACAAATATTTTTGTGGTTGTAGTGTGGGTCCGAAAAAATCCACACGTCAGGAAAACGTCCTTTATTATTTGAAGGTATTTTAATCATATCGCAAATCTAACTCTTTTTTTTGTAAAAACCAATCAGGGACCTCTCTATTTTTCCAAGAAACAATTTCTGACTTGGCACCTTTGTAATAATTTCGGTATGACCCAATAACGTCATTACCAAGTTTAAATTCATCACCCATTGCTAATGGTGGGGATGTAAAATCAATATCGTGAATATTCGGTCTGTTCTGTAAACACCATTCAATCACCTCAATTGATTTATGTTTTTTACCATAACGGTATGTATATTCTTCACCTAAAGCCAAACCTAATTCACATAAATAAAGGTAGTTGGATAATGACGACCTCACCCATATTGAGCATGGGTGGTTTTTATGTGATAACTTATATGGTGCAGTCCCACCTGTAACATGATGAGCCGAACATAAAAGTTGTGCGGTTTCCAATATCATCTTGACAACATGTTTGTCACAATGATACTCCGCACACTTTTTAACATCAAAATCCAAAAAGAAAATATTCATACCACAAATATACAATTTTTTTTTAAACCGTGTGCTCAATTTGCACTCTAACACAATTTTGTGGTAAACGATTAAGATGACGGTAGTTATTTATATAACCCATCATATTCGCACTACCGATAGCATTTGCCGAATGAACAACAACATCAACTAATGGTTTACCGTCCATCCATTGATTAACCAACCATTTAGTACAATCCATCCCTGTCTTTTCAGTAATGTTGTCATAATTAATTGTGTAATTTTTAGTTACTCCGTACAACCATTCATTCATAGCACTGTCCCCTAAATCATGGTCCAAGGAAATTAGTTCAATGTTTTCTAATCCGATTGAATTTATTTTCTGAACAAACTCATCATATGAGCGGACAACAACCCAATTTTCTTTGTCTACGGGTGTTCTTACGTCATCCAAGTATATTCTTTTCTTTTTCATATTCTGATTATAGTCTAATTTTATTATCAAAACAATATTTGGTAATATAATTTTTTAAATTTTTAATTGCATCTTTAAAATCCATTTCTTCGAAATCATTCGGCCATCTTTTATGTTTTTCATCTTCTTCCATCATAGATGAACAACTCTGTTTAATTTCGGAAATTAACTGTTTTAATATTACAGTTTGGTCAATTACCTGAGTATTTTCAACAACTTTATCCTCAAGCTCTTGAGCGTATTCAATTAACTCTTCAACAGGACCCAAATCCATTAGATGTTCGTTACCTCTGAATATTTGATTTATTGATTTCATAATTTCAAATACAAATATAATAAAATTTATTCAAATAAAAAACCCCACCTATAAAGATGGGGAATCAAACATATTGGTTTGTTGGAGCCACTGACAGGAATCGAACCTGCAACATCTTGATTACAAATCAAGTACTCTACCTATTGAGTTACGAAGGCGTTTTGTGGTGTGGGAGGGAATCGAACCGCTCGGCACAAGGTGTTTCAAACCTCTGCTCTACCTACTGAGCTACCGACACCATATTATTTTAAACACACTCTTTGGCTTTCTACTTCCAGCTCCGAGAAATTGTATATAACTTAGCCCACCTCACCGCTGTATGGGAACCAAAGTTTATGTGTTTATTGTACCCAAGGTGGGATTCTAACCCACACGCTCTGAGAGCACTTGTTCCTAAGACAAGTGAGACTACCAATTCCTCCACTCGGGCAAATATTGTTGGTACGATGGGATTCGAACCCATAACCGTGACGATATAAGCGTCGTGCTCTCACCATTGAGCTACGTACCAATACATCTACCAAGGGGTTACTTGGATTTACGATTGATAGTACTCGGGGCGGGATTCGAACCCCCAATGTCGTAGACCACTGATTTACAGTCAGCTAAGCAACCGTTGCTCAACACTCCCAAGTTAGGAAATCAGAAGATGGTTGAGTGGACATCTGATTTTACGATTGGCATTACTTTGGTGTATATCTTCCAACTCCGATGATACTGACCGATATACACTCTCGTGTCATTAGCATCACCCTTCCCCAATCAACCTATATTTTTAATTTTGTGCAAACGCCTTGTCCGCCCAAGTTTTTGCTCCCATTCTACCCCAAAGTTCCATGTCACACATGTCAGGGAAAGATTCTCTCATAGTTCCAACAGTCAACACATCCAAAAACCCTTTGTCGATTGAGTTCCATTTACCACCTTTGAGAGTGTAAACGTTCACCCAATTCCCGTATTCGTTTTTCACTTGGATGTTAACTAATGTGTTTTTTTTGTATCCACGGATAACACCTTCCGCAGTTCCTTTAGTGTCATGGATATTAATAAAACCAGCTCTACATTTACCAGCAATACGGAACTCATATTCTTTATTGGAATCCTTCAAATGGTTAGAAACCATTACAGAAATTTTTTTACCTTTTACAACGGTATTGAAGTTTCCGTAGAATACGTCTCCTGCCATTGTTCCTGTTGTTACGTTGATGATTGTAGATGTCATGGTGTATAGTTTTAAATTGTTTGTTTGACAAAGATACAACTTTTTTTCCATTCCCACAACATTAACAATGAAAAATATTTTATTATTACAATACCCATTATGTAATTTTTGAATATTTATACATATATGAAAAAGAAAGTAAGACTTACTGAAAGTGAGTTAACGGAGTTAATCCGTAAACTTGTTAATGAATCTCAATCCGAACCTGAAGTAGAGGAAGGATGGTTAGGTGACAAACTTAGAGATGCTGGTAGGGGTATTAAAAAAATTACCACAGGTAAAGACACTCCACCACGAGAATATTTTATCGATAATATATTAAAAATAGAAGATGAGATGGAAGAAAATCCTGAAGAATTTGTTGACTATAACAATTGGGATGTGATTAGGCAACGAATTATGGATAAAGCATCTGATACTGACTATACAGGTAAAATAACCAAAAAAATGACTAAATCGGGTAAATATAAAATATTTTACGAAATTTAAAATATTTATAATAAAATAAAAAAAGAAAAATCAAAAACGTAATGAAAAAAGTTATAAGATTAACAGAATCAGATTTAATGAGAATTGTTAAACGAGTTATTTCTGAAAATCAAAGAGAACAAATGAGATATGGTAATAGGTCTTCAAGAAGACAATATAGTAGATTAAATGAATCAGAATTAAATGAAATGTTTGGTTTCAAAGAAAAAATCATGTCCGCAATTGATAAAGCTAAAAGTATCGCGGCAAGAGTAACTTCAAAACTTAGAGATGAGTTTGATGATGAAGAAGCTCAAGAAGGTTTAGACATTTTAAAAGATAAAGCAGGTGTTTCTAATTTTGGTAAAATTGCGTCAACTATCGAGTTAGGTACAGAAGAAATCTCCGACAGAGAGGCTGAAAAATTAGGTCAAATGGCTAACCAAGAACCAAGTGGTGAAATGGCTGAAGGTTTTTGGGCTGATACAGGTAAAAGATGGTTAGCCAGATTTATGGGTCTTATCGGAATTCCTTCAGGTGTTGCGGCTAGTATTATTGGTTTTGGGGCAATGGGGTATAATACTGGTTGGGCAAGTAGTGAATTTTTAACTAGAATGCACTTTTTAATTGACGGTGCCGTTGGTAACTATGGAGGTCCTTTATCGGTTCTCACTTTTATGATTTCAATATTCTCAATTATATTTGTTGTAGCCAACTGGAACGCAGGTAAAAAAAGTAGTAGATAATTATAAAAACTATTAATATTAAAAAAGAGGATTTAGGTCCTCTTTTTTGTTTCCAAGATATCCTCAAGAATTCTAATACGAAGTGAGAATAATTTGTATAAATCATTTTCAAAAACTTTCGATAGTATCGGATAAACCAAAATCCAATATAAAAAATGTACAACTGCGGTTGACATTATATATCCAATAGTTAACTCACCCATAATCAGTCTAACTAAAACCAACATTAAAGTTAAAGTAGCAATGAATTCAAATCCTTTAGTGGTGAATGTTCTAAAAAACTTATGTATAAAGATTGCAAATTTAATTCTTGTAACTGAATAACCTTTATATACATTAAGTTCATTCATAAATTTATTGTAGTCTTTCATTTTTTTATATTTTATGATTTTAACACTTTATAATCAATTTTAGTTAAAGATTCAATACCAGTTTCATTAATTTTGTCAAGAATAAAATCAATAGTTAAGTTTTCACTTACAAATTCATCAAACAAAGGTTTAAATTCCCCTTCGGTCAAAGTCTTGTTCATATTAATTTGTCTCAGCACACTTTGTGTAATATCCGAAAAATGAACTAACACTTCATATTTTTCAAACAGAATAAACAATTTTTTATTTTTGATTTCATTTAAAAAAGTATACAAAATGTCATGACTTTCTTCATTTTCACAAAATGCAATCTTGTTAAAGTCTTCACTTGTTAGAATATCTCTCATTTCACTGAAGATAGTATCTTCCATTTCACCATCTACAGGTTTTCCCACAATAAAAAATCCCACCTGAGTCATAACTTTTATTATTTAATTTTACTTTTACACTCAAAACAAAGTTCTTCTCCATGGCCCTTCGCTAACGCACAACCATTATTATCACAGTGGTCCAAACCTAAAGTATGTGCGTATTCGTGAACTAAAGTTCTTTTTAATGTTTTAGTTCTAACAATTATAGTGTTACCATTAATTCTTGCACATCCTTTTATACTTTTATCGGTTTCAGTCGACATCATTTCATCATTAGTCACATAAATAACTTTTTTACCTGAAACTCTTAAATGGTCAAGAGCTTCGTGGCCTTTAATCACGTTTGAACTGTAATATTTGTCGTCTAACATAACAGGACTCTCGATAGTACAGTGCGTGTTGTAATATCCTTCGATTACACTTTCAGCTCTTAACAAATCAGAGTGACTAAAATTACCTAAACCTTTTATATAAACAATGTTACCCAAATCATCATAGGTATTCATACTTGTAGTCTCAATAGGTCTTTGTTTAAGCAAGTCACCCGTGATTATGGATGAATAATCCCAATTATGTTTTTCTAAGTATTCATAAAGGCCACCAATAACAATCATTACCAATGCCACATATACAACGTCTTTTAAGAATGAGTAAGTTTTCATATCACAAAGATACAATAATTTTTTAATTGCGTGGTATTGTTCAGGAATATTTTTCTTCCCAAATAGACATTTCTTTCAGATAAGATTCGTATTCTTCTGAATTAATGAAATCTTCGTGAATTTGTTGGTGTATATCTTCCATATTTTAAAGTTGTAGTCCTGCCAGGATTCAAACCTGGAGTCTACTCATTAGAAGTGAGTTGCATTATTCAATTATGCTACAGGACCATTTAATTAAATTTTTTTGACCTCGTACTTATGACCTGAATCAGAATTAGTTTCAAAAATATCTTTCATTTTTGTCGCTTCTTCTATAGAATCGAATTCCCAAATTTCAGTATCTGTATTTAATAATATAACGGGTATCCTTTTTTTATCGTCACCCATTTTAACATGTTTGATTATAACGTACATATTTTTTTAATAATAATAAGATAAAAAATATTATAGGTCAAATACTAAAACCACCCTTTCTTCTTTGACTATTACCAAATATATTAGGACTGTTACCTTTTCTTTTTGGTTTAGTTTTAAACATTTCCCTTTTTAACTTTGCGATTGTATCTTCTTTTAATATTATTGGTTGTTCTTTTGGTTTTGGAATTATTTGTTGTTTAATAGAATCTTTTGGGTTGAAGATTCCTTTATTATTCACAACATTAATTTTATCATAATTAATCGGTATTGTTTTTTCAATGGTTGGTGTTAATTTTTTATGATTATTCTCATCAAAAATTTCATCAAGTATTTGTTTATTAGTTTTAGTCTCAACCCGCTCTTTAGGTACTGGAATTTCATTAATTATTTTTAATTTTTCATAAGAAGGTAATGAATAAATATATTTTGCGGTACGTCCTTGTAGGGTTTTATCACCAAAGGAATTATTATCACTATATGATTGTTTGTCATGCCAATTATATATGTATAATGGTTCATTAATGTAGTGGAAATGTTCTTCCCCTGACATCTCTAACATAGGTATACCTATCCCTAAATCACAAGCGGCTTTAAAATATTCACCATCAAATTTTAAATGTTTATCATTTATTGACCTAAATAAAAATGCTCTATATGACCTCATATGTGAAAAATTCCAAGAAGTTTTTCTTGCTTTTTCTGGATTAGGTTTACCGTAATTACCAAGTCTACCTTTATTATCGGACCATCTTGTACCACAAATCCAAATATCATTATTTGAAAATACCTTATTAATTAACCCTAAAACATAATTATCAGATAACCTATCATCCCCATCAATCTCAATTATAACATCGTTCCAATTTATTTTGGGGTTATCCTTAATAACATCTATAAAATTTTTTGTCTTGTATTTTTTATTTTCATTTTTGATTAAGATAAATCGTTTGTCATCCCCGATAGCGTTTTTTGCTACTTCATAAGAATTGTCGGTTGACATATCATCAATAAAATATGAGACAAAATTGGTATAATATTGGTTTTTTAATGATTGTATGCACTCTTTCACATATTTTTCACAATTCCAAAAAGTTGATATTGTAACTATTTTCATAAATTTTAAACTCTATATTTATAAATAGGGTAAGATAACTATTATTTATCTTAATCATATATTAAAATATGGAAAAAAAAACATTTACAGTACCAAAACCAAGAGTTTTTCATGTTATTCCGTGGAATTCAGAAAAAAAGATTGGCAAGTCATACAATGAAATAATGAATCTAATTGATGACAACGATTGGTGTTGCTTTTTAGATGGGGACGCAGTACATACCACTCCATTTTTTGGTAAATATATCGAGGAGGTAATCCAATCTAATCCCGAGTATTCACTCCTTACTTGTTATACCAACAGGATAGGTTGTTTTTATCAGTTAGCTCCGAATGTCAATAAATCCTCAAATGACCAAAAATATCATAGAGAATTTGGGGAAAAATTATGGAACACGAATAAAACCAATGTATTAGATATTACTGATAAAACTCTACTAAGTGGAGTTATAATTCTAATTAAAAAATCTTCGTGGGAGCGGGTAGGTGGTTTTAAAGAAATAGGTATGTTGGGTGTTGATAATGATATACACTTAAGATTTAAAAATGCAGGACTCAAAGTCGGTTTAATGAGAGGTATTTATGTCCAACATTGGTATAGAGGTGGGAATATGAACGATAAAAAACATTTATTATGAAATTAATTAGTTTTTACTGTGATGTAGATGGAGGTGATTTTTATAAAAACTCATCAAAAAATTTAATTCAGGATTGTATTGAATTTGGTATTGATTACTACATTGATGAATATAATTTTGGTACTTCATGGATAGATAATGTTAGGGCGAAGCCAACTTTTATAGTTGAGATGATGGAGAAATTTAATCAAGATTTATTATGGTTGGATATTGATTGTAGAATCAATAAAAATATAGACTTCCCAATTGATTCTGATTGGTTAGTGGATTTTAAAAAAAATGGCTCCCCTCATGATTATGTACATATAATAAAAAATACGAAAGAAAATAAACAATTTTTATTAGAATGGATTAAGGAGATTAATGAAACTAAATCAGGTTCCCACTCTGCTTTTATGAAGATTTATAATAAAATAAACGTCAATAAAATACCTTTTGGATATTTTACATTAGGTTTATCAGATATTGACTCCAAAAAAACATACATAAATGGAAAATAATTTTGACTCATCAAAATATGATGATAAATATTATAATTGGTTTGTAAAAAACACTAAAGATTATATTAAAACCACTATGGATTGGTTTATTGATACATATAAACCAAAATCAATAATTGATTACGGTTGTGGTATTGGGGCTTATTTAGAGTCAGGTTTTAACAAAGGGGTTGAAAGACTTCAAGGGTTTGATATAAATGGTGAGATTTTAAAAAAATATACAAACCCGTTAATAGGTAAGTTTATAACTTATACCGATTGTACGGAAAAAATAAATACTGATAAGTACGAATGTATAATTTCAATAGAAACTGCGGAGCACATTAATCCATTAAAAAGTGAGGTGTTTGTCATGAACTTAATTAATTCTGCAGATGAAAATTCATTAATTATTTTTTCCGCCGCACAACCAGAACAAAATGGGACAGGTCATATAAATTGCCAAACCAAAGAATTTTGGATTGAACTTTTTAATACCTATGGTTTTGGCGTGGATTCCCAAGTGACTAAGGAGGTTTCTGAAAAGTGGAAAACTTTAAAAGCTCCAAAATACGTGTATAATAATCTAATAATTTTTAAAAAAGATGACTTATAAAGTTTGGTGGATGGTAGGTGAAAAAATTCATAATTTTGGTGATGTATTAACACCAAAATTATTCGACCATTACTCAATAAAATACGAATACACTAAAGAAAATTATAATTTAATTTCTATTGGTTCAATTGCGAATAAAGCAACTGAAAATTGTTTAGTTATTGGTTCAGGTTCCGCGTGGGAAAATGGTAAATTAAACCCAAAAGCAATATGGAAATTTGTTAGGGGACCTATTACAAGAAATTTAGTGTTAAAAAATGGGGGGGAATGCCCTGAAATTTATGGTGACGCAGCATTATTACTTCCTAATTTTTGTGATGAAAGTAAAAAAAAATACGATTTAGGTATAATACCGCATATGAAAGAGTATCATAAAATTAAAGAAAAATACCCAAATCATAACGTAATTAACTTAAATAACCCAAACCCTTTAGAAGTTGTTAAACAAATTACGGAATGTAGACAAACTATATCAAGTTCTTTACATGGTTTAATTTGTTCACACGCATATGGTATACCATCCGCATGGGTCAAGTTTTCAGACATTATAATTGGTGATGATACAAAATATAAAGACCATTTTATGTCTATTAATCTTACACCAACCCTATCAACTATGGAAAATCCTAAATTTACTTACCAAAGTAATATAAATACCTCTCAAATAGAGTCGATAATAAAAGATTTATAATAATTGTGGAAATAAATTTTTCATCAAAACAAATTAAAGACGAAGTTTTAAAATCCTTGTTAAATAGAAAACCATTATTCATGTTAAGGATGGGTGATGGAGAAATGATTTTAGCCAATTACGATAAAAATAATACAAGTAAAAATGATGATAAAAGGATAACTAAATTCTCAAAAAAACAGATTGGTAGAAGGTTGACAAATGATGAAATTAATAACACACAAATTAATTTAATTAATTCAGTACTGAAATGTAATATACTTGGATTACCAACTGAAAAACACATTATAAAAAATAGTTTATGGTCCGATTTAATCACCTATTATGAAAAAATTAAGGATGATAACCCTACTAATTGGATTGATAAAAATTATTGTACGATTAATTCTCATTTTGAGTTAGTCGATAATGGTGATTTATTTGAAATTTTTGAGTCTATAGATAGCATTGTAATTGTTAGTTGTAGAGATGTTAAAGATAAAATTAAAAAAAGATTCCCAAATATTAATCATGTTGAGCAATATTTAATACCTGGAGAACAAGTATACGAAGAAGTATTAAACAATAATCTTGACATATTTGAGGAAATTAACAAAATAACAAAAAAATTAAACTCTGTAGATAGGTCGGGACAACTTTTAATTTTTGGAGCGGGCGCATTTGGTAAACATTTAGGGTTTGTATTTTCAGAATTAAATGGGGTTTCTTTAGATTTAGGTAGTGTTTTTGATTTTTTTGTCGGGAAGATAACTAGGGGTCCTGGTAAAGGTAAAACCTCTTACATAAAACCTGTTTTATAATAATGAAGACAATAATTTATAGTGCAAATATTGGGGATTACGATAATTTTAATAACCCCGTGATTTATGATAAAAATGTAAGATATATATTATTTACTGATAATAAATATATTAAATCAGATGTGTGGGAAATTTGCCATACTGATTTGATAAATGAGACATTAGATAGTCGAAAATTGGCTAGATACATTAAAGTCAATCCTCATATTGTTCTTCCTAAACACGATATAAACATATGGATTGACCATTGTTTTATACCAAAATTTACTAACGTAAATGAACTTTTTAAAAAGATGGAGTTTACTAAAGATAAAAATATTATGATATTTCCTCATAGTTGGAGAAAATGTATATATGAGGAGTCAAAAAAAGTGTTAGAACAAAAACTTGATTCTAAGCTAGTAGTCGAGAATCAAATGTTAAAATATAGAGAAGAGGGTTTTCCTAAAAATTTTGGTTTATTTGAAACAGGGTTTATGGTTAGAAGGAATGTTGATAAGGTTAATGAATTTAATAATATATGGTGGAATGAGATTAATAATGGTAGTGGTAGAGACCAATTGTCTAATATGTATGCAAGTTGGAAAACTTCATTGGTTGTTTTTCCCATAAAATACGGTGAATCCACTTACAAAAACCCATTTTTAGAACCAAAAACCAAACATAATGTAAAACTCACTTTTTAATCTCTTGTTAAGATAATTATCTTTGTTTATATTTAAAAGAAAAATTATTTTGAAAGATATTATGGAAAAAGTATTAGTTTTAAATTCGGACTATACTCCTATAAATATAACTACAGTATACAGAGGTTTTAATTTAGTGACAAAAGGTAAAGCAGAAATTTTAAAATCTTCTGAAAACCCAATTATTGCAGGTGCAAATAAGTTTGTTAGACCTCTAATAATTAGACTACTAAACTATGTTAGACATAGAATTCACAAATTAAAAATTAACCGTCATAGATTATTTAAACGAGATAATCATGAGTGTGTTTATTGTGGTAGTAAAAAAAACTTAACTGTTGACCATATACAACCTAAATCTAAAGGTGGTTCAAATACTTGGCAAAATCTTGTCACTTGTTGCGGTACTTGTAATCGACAAAAAGGTGATAGAACTCCTGGAGAAGCCAATATGAAGTTAAGGTTTAAACCTTATGAACCATCAATATTTTCTGAAATTATAAATTCAAATGTAGAACATATTTGGGAAGACTTTAAGAAGTCATTTAGTTAAAAACAAAAAGGTGTCTTTCGACACCTTTTTGTTAGATTTGGAATACCCCCTTTCTTTTATTGGTTTATCCCATACGAGAACTACCTCGTAGGTTTCTTAAGTTAGACTCAGAGCTCCTTTTTTCATTGTATCCGCTGCTGAACCCATCTTATCTTTAATTCCTCCAAGTAACGGACAAACTAAATCACCGATTGCGGTTTCAATGACTTGACCGAATTTGGTATCTTCCAACATTTCTACAATACCATTTCTTAAAATATCATAGAACGGTCCCGTTAGACCTTGTTCGTTTTTATATTTGTTAACTGCACCTTCCACTATTGACTTAGTTAAAACATCACTTAAATAGTTACATTCCGTTAATCTTGTAATTTCACCAATTGGAACGTTACCAACCGCAACAATAATAATGTTAGCCATCCAACCATTAGGGTCCATTGGTGTTAATTTTTCAATTAACCATTTGGCGATTGACTCTTTAAAATATTGTAACGTTGAGTCGGCAGCCGTACCAAACAAACCTTTTAATATATCAAGGAAATTCTCATTTATTAATTTTGAATCGTATCCTTGTGAGTTAAGGTAAGCCATTTCCATCATTAACTCATTGAAAAACTTTTCTTTCTGAGATTTTGTTTTTAGAGTTCTATGTTCAGAAATTAACTTAATTCTACTGTTAATTATCTTACTCTCACCCAAGCCGATTTTTTTTTTGGTTCGCTTGATATCAAGCAAACTTTCTCGGATTAAGTTTCTAAGTTCCCTATCTCGATGACTTTCTCTAAAAGTTGTTCTGGTTGCACCACTACCCAAACTATAATCAGTTTTACCTTTAACCGCATTCACTTGTAATTGGTTTCTAAATAGTTTTTCATCAACACCAAATAAATAATTATATTTAGTACATTGATTAACCGCTCCTTTATATGCCTCAATATTTTGAGGGTCGATTTGAGTACCTAATTCGTATGCCTTTGCATATGCCTGTAATAATGGTTTACATTTTTCTTTTTTTGTTTTCTCATCAGGAGATTGGGTAACTCCACTATATGCGTCATATATAGCTTTAACAATATTTTCACCTGACAAATCTTCCTCCATCATATGAACAAACACATCGGTTGGTGAATTTTTAAAATTTGCGGACGTTGCAGGGTCAGTTTTTAGATTTTTTTGAGTACATGTTCTTTCTTTACCTGGAGGACATGGACCTTCTTTCCATAAACCATTCGATGATTTTAACCAAGCATCTAAACCACCAATACTCCTTTCTGCTTGAGCTTGAGATACTCCACCCGCTTGATACCACATCATTACAGGACTTTCTCTCTGAGCTTCAATCATGGTAGCAATAGCGTTAAATCTACCTGTTTTATCGGCTTTAACGTAACTATCAATAAAATCTTTTAATTTAATAGGAATCCAACCAGTTTTAACTGAGCTAGGGTCATTCATACCATCAGCCCAAAATTTAAGTTTTGGTTGACCTCCTGGAGGTGTTTCTAAAGTTATCAATTGTTGGATTAATGCGGTCGCTTCTTTACTTAATTGGGGATTTACACTTGGTAATAAATCTGAACATGATTTTACCGCGTACCATAAAGTTTCTGAACCTTGTTTGTTGTTTTTTAACAATTCACTAGCATTGTCGTTTGACATATAAACAGTCATTTTACCTGTTTCGGCATTAGGTTGGGTAACAAGTACTTTTTTATAATAACCGACAGGTTGTTTAGCGTCAAACATTACCACTGTTTGTTTTTGTTGTCCAGGAATCATTATGTTTGTTAATAATTTTCCTGTTGACGGGATACAACCATAAGAACATGCCAATGTCCAATTAGTTTCACCATAAGCGTCTCTACATTCAGATTCTTTGTTAACTAATGCCTCATTTAACATTCGTTTAACATGTTCCCTACCTGAAGATTCAGATAACATTTTTCTTAATCTATTCTCAAATCTTATATTTTTCATATATATATTTTTTATTTTTTAAACAAAATTCTCAATTGAGCCCGACTCTCCTCCTGTGTATACAGTAGTTGTTGTTGTAGTTGATGAGGATGAACTACCTCCACAATTAGCAACAATTTTATCATAATCAGATTGACTTAATGGCATACTATAACCTTTCGCTTTAATAGCACTTGCGGTTTTAGGACCTAATTGACCATCGGCTCCAATACCTAAACATTCTTGTACTTTTCTAACATCACTTGATTTACAACCTTGTTTAAGAGGGAATCCTGAACAAGGTGTATATCCACCTCCACCACCTGTTCCGCCACCTGTTCCGTCACCACCACCTGTTCCTCCACCATCTTCTTCATCCACAACTCCTTCACATGACATAGTGTATTCTTGACCTTCAATTGAGATAACAACACCTACACCTGGAACTTCAGACCAAGTTCCTGAATATCTACCATTACCTGTCACAAATTTCTTATCGTCATAAAATTTACCACCACCTGCTCTATCAATAGCATCAACTCCTGTGTCAGAGATAATAACTGACCCGTCCCCACTATTAACCATTTGCTCAAAATCTTCTTGAGGAATATTTTTACCAATACAATCAGGGAAAGGTGCTGAACCTTCATCCGTCCACCATTTATATACTAAATAAAGACCACCCGCAATTAAAAGGTATTTAAATATTTTAGTTCTACTAAAACCTACCATGGCCTTTTTAAACTTTTGCCAATTTGTTTCTCCTTTTGGTGTGTAGCTTCGTTTTTTTACTCTTGGTTTTGTTGGTTTTTTTACATTTTTACCTCTACCAACACCTCCTTTTCCAGCGGTTTTAGTTGTTTTTCCAACGTTTTTACTTGTTTTACTACCCACTTTACTAACAGTACTTTGAACTCCACTACCTGCGGCTGAACCTGCAGCAACTTTATTTGCCGATTTGGATACATGTTTTCTTGCAATATCATCCGCAATGTCGGCAGGAATACCTTTTTTCTGTAATAATTTAGAAATCCCTGCTTCACCTTTTCCTGCCGCAATAATTTTATTAAAGTTTTTTATATTATCGGCGTTTTTTAACATGTCAGCCGCTAATGCGTTTTTAACATTTTTAGCGGTATTCGGACTTTTCATTAAACCCATCTTAAGTTCTTGTCTTGCAACATCGTCAAGAACACCACCTTTTTTTAAATGTTTTAATATGTCATCAGCACTCGAGAATTTACCAATCTTACCTCCAGCACTTCTAACAACATCATCTAATTGTGTTTTTATCGCCACTTTAGCCGCGTCATCAGCACTGTTTAATGCCACTCTTGCCGCGTCATCAGCACCACCCAGTAAAGATTTTAAAATTTTATCTCCAGCCCCTTCAGACAAAACTAATCTATTATAGTTCTCTACTAAAGACTTTTTATGTTTATTTTGGATTCTAATTTCGTTTTCTGTTAAAGTACTTTTAGAAGAATACCCCATCAGTAATTGGGCTCTTTTTATTTCCTCGAATATTAAATTGTTATTTTTCATATCTATAAATATATTAACTTTAAATAAAAATTATAGTGCTGCGATATCAGCATCACTAATACCTAAACTTGTACCTTCAGGGTTTGTAGTTAATTGTTGAGCTAATTCCATTTGTGCTTTTTCTTCCGCAACTTTTAATTGTTCAGGAGTTACTTGACCATTCTCCACTTTAGAAGAACATGTAAAACCATCTAACCCTAACGCTGCACAAATACCAGTGGTAAGTAAAAACGCCTTACCTGAAGCCTTAACAATTGTACCTGTTGGAGGAATTGGTGTTTTAGGGTTCTTTGCCCATATTGTTTTTAATTGTTGTAATGGTGTTGCTTTTTTAATTGATTCTTGAGATGCTTTAGCCCCAATTTTTGATGCCGCTACGTTCTTTGCGTTTGCGGTTACGGTTTTCTTAGCCCCCGCGGTCACCGTTTTCTTAGCTCCTGTAGTTGCAGCAGTTTTAGCGGTTCCTTTTACACCTTTCGCCCCCGCGGCTAATTCATCACTCAAACTCGCCAATTTTGAAGTTGCGTTTTTCCCCCAATTAGCCAATGTTGTCATACCTAACTTTTCACCTAACCAAGTTGCCGCCTTTGTGACATAACCACCCAATGTACTTATTCCTGACCTAAACGCGTTTACTACTTTTGCTAAAATACCCCCTTTAGAAGCTGCCGCCGCACCGAGTTGACTGAACGATTTTACACCAACCAACGCACTTTTTAGTAATTTACTTGCCATTGGTAATATTAATGCCACCGAGTCTACAATAATATTAATCCAATCACCTTTACCCTGAGACATCTGATATAAATCATATAATAATAATGCTCCGAATATAACCGCATTTGTAACTTGACCTACAACAGGAACAAAAGATAATCCTGTTAAAACCGCGGTACCTGCAGCACTTGTAACAAGACTTCGGATACCTTCCATTATACATTCTAAACCAGCCTTTACACAATTCCAAGCCGCGGCTATTTTATCTTTAACATAATTCCAAACATTCTTTGCTTTATCGGCCGCCCATCCAAGAAATCCTTTATCCTTAATTTGTTTACCTTGGTCGACTACCCAATCTTTAGCAGCAACTGCCTTATCTTTAACCCATCCAGCGGCATTTGAAACTCCTGTGGCTACGGCACTTCCCACCTTTTTAACACCGCTCCAAATATTACCTAAAATACCTTCTGATATGATTTGATAAATCCCTTCCCAAGAATTGTTTACTCTTTGCTCAATTAGTAAATTATCCGTAGATTCATTAATTAATAATAATTTATTACCAAATTTTTCTTCCCATTCTTTAATTATGGCGATACCATTATTAACTTCAAAAGTTTCCATTAATAGATTTAAAAACCTTCTTGGTTCAGATGTGTATTCGGTTAACGAGAGTGAACCTATTTTATATTTGAAGTTTATGTTTTCCTGTAATATTTTGCTAGCGACATTTAAATGTTCGTAGGTGTAAGGGACAAAATTTCTACCGTTTAAATCATTTGATTCATAGGATACTTTAGAAACTCCTTTGTTTGTAAAAAGATATCCGAGATTTGCGGACATTGCAATAACTTGGGTATGGTTTTGATTTTTCATATTTAATAAATATTAATCTTTATAATAAAGTGTTAGCCTTTCCTCTATTTAATTTAACTATTTCATGCCATTTAGTGATACCAATTTGATTCGCTGGACCTCTTGTAACACCTGACTCCCATTTTGTGACTGTAGGGTACGCTGGCTTAGAACCACCTCCACCTCCTGAAGCCGCCGCTTCTTGTTCCCCAATCTCATTTTTATTGGTTGGGTCGAATGTATATTCCGTCATTAATGAGATTAAATAGTCAATATCGTTTTTCATATCGATAAATATTTTTGTAATTAAAAAAATATACTTATATTTGTAGTCAAATAAAGATAATTACAATGAAAACACTTTTTTACCTATCCACATTAGTTTTATTTCTAACTTCTTGTATTAAATATGCGGAACCAACTTCATTAAGTTTAAGTGGTGAATATGTAATTGATAAGATAACATATACCGAAGATGAGAATACAACATCACCAAATGATACAACATATTACCCTGGTGATTTATATATAAATCCTCACGATAAATTTCCTGTCGATAGTATCTATGTTGGTTTCACTAAATGGCATTTAGATTATAGTGTTATTTCATTTTCACCAATCCCACTTCCTTCAGGTCAAGTTCATTGGTCACAACAATACTTTTATAATGTTGTTGGTCATTATAACGTATATGATTTAGGGTATATTCAATTTGATTGTGGTAATGGTGAGAGAACCTTTAAAATAATTAGTGATGGTGCGGAAAGTTTGGTTTTAAGAACTACAGGTCTTTGGGTTGGCGGTAGTTCAGGTTACAATCAAAATGTAACTCTTTATTTAACAAGGATTGGTCCTTAAAATATTTCGGGGTTGGGTAATTTGCTTGGGTATATTAGATAATATTCGTTTAAAAATGACATGATTTCTTGTTCATCGACTTCATCGTCATAGTAAGAATCAAAATCATCTTCATCGTATTCTTCATCTAATATACCTTTGTATATGTTTTCACTATTTGCAAATTCATAACCAAAGTCAGAGATTTCTTCAAAATATATTTTATCTTCCCTCATTTCATCATCACTATCTAATATAGTTCTGAAAGTAACATCTAAAGTTTTGGTAGTATCGTTTAAATAATATGAAACAATCTCCTTTATTTCCATTTTAGTATTTTTTAAATCTTCTAAACATATCTAATGTTTTGTCGATACTTTCGGTGATTGAATTTATCTCTCCTTGGTCTAAATCATGGTCAATTCCTAAATCATCAACATCTGAAAATTCGTCACCTTCTGTTTCATAAATTTCTTCATCAAACAAATCGTCATCATCAAATAACTTATCATCATCCCTTTCCTCAAATCCAAAAGTACCATGTTTTAAATCATCGTCACCACCTCCAATCATATCATTCATTTCCCCAATACTAACATAGATGGAGTCATCATCATCTCCAACTGTTACATTATTTTCATATGAGTCTGTCTCAGGATAATCAAACCCAAAATCGTAATCATCTTCATGTGATAAAACATCTTCAAAGTCAACTGTACCATTTTTCAAATCAACATCCCCATCACCAATCATATCTAAACCTGAGTGAGATTCATTAATGTTAAAATTGGTATATGGTTTTGCATTACCGTGGATATCAATATTAATACCTTGTTTATCATTTGCAAAATCTTGGACATATAATGGTTGTTCATTAGATGATGTTTGATTTTGCATAACGTAACCATTATAAGGTTCTTTATGTTGGTCAAGGATATTATCTCTTTCCTCTTTTGACATTTTGAAAAAATATGCGTTCATGTTTTTTGTTTTTTAATAAATATATTATTCTATTAGAATAGATTCATATAGTTTTCAAGTACCATATGAGAATATCTTTGTATATATCTGTTTATTGTATTTAAATCGTGTTCTTTACCTTCGTGGTCAAGTACGTTCATAACACCACGAATCATTTCTGATTGGGCAAGATTGGCCATTTCTAAAACTTCCTCAAATGCTTCCTCATTACCAATATCTTTATACTTAAATTCATGTTCTATTCTATCTTTACCCATATATAAATAAGGTGCCGCCCCAAACATGTTTACAATACTTGATTCCCTAACTTTCTTTAGATACTCATTTAAAAATTTCATATTGAAGAATCTGAAAGCGTTGATGTTCTTCATAAACTTTTTACTCCTTTCGATTTCATCTTCTCTAATATTTTTTTTCTTACTGTTTTTTCTATTTTCTTCGGTGTCCCATAAATCATACCCCTCAACTAGGGCTAATGTATTACCACTTTCCCATCTAACAGTGTATTGATTCTCCCCTTGAAAAACAGAGCGTGCTATAACAACCCCTTTAGTACCTGGTGGAACACTAGTGTCTCCATCCATATGTAAAAGGATTACTTTATCTCCAATATTTAACTCAGGATTAATCATTTTTTTAAAATATTACTAACAATAAATATAATAAAAGTATTTATAGTCAATGAGTATTAGTATTTTAATAAGTGAATCCCAAAAAAGAAGAATCCTACTTGAAGCTAGTGGGGGTAATATTGTTGATATTATTAAAAAAAACTACAGTAGAGTGAAAGAGATTATTGAGGATTCTTCAAAACAGATTGGTATGAACCTAAAATTCTTAATAACTTGGGGTGCTAGTATTGGTGGTTTTGTAGGTCCTGTTGAAGATTTTGTACGTGGTAAATTTCCTGAGATAAACGATTTACAAATTAGTTTAATTCTGACGGGTGTTATCGCATCTTATTATATCGATAATAAAGATATGATATATAAAATTTTTAATAAAATTAAAGAGGAGGGTCTATCTGATGTGTTAAAACAAGTTTTACGTAAAACGGATTCATTCTTAGCAGTATTTTTAGATTTTGTTAGTAGTTTAGGAATACAATTTCATAAAATGACTAATATGTTAAGTTACACGTTTATAATTCCTTTATTGGGTATATTATATAACGTTTCAAAAAATATGACATTTACTGACCAAGATATCAACGAATTAGTGGTGAGGATTTCTTCGTTTGGTTTATTAACTGTTTCAGGTATTATTATAAAACAATTAATTAACAAAATTGTAAAAAGATTTAAAAGTAAAAATTAAGATTTACTATAATCTAATAGTGTTTGAATTACTTTTTCTTGTTGGTTATTATTTAAATTGTGAATGTCAGTGTGAGTGTCAAACCATTGTCTAATTACATCTTCTAATGGCACTTTTTGAATTCTTGATAGTCGTTTAAATCCCGCAATTTGCGCAGGAATTTCGTGAGGTTGTAAATAATACTTTAAAGGATTTGTAACTTTTCTACCTTTTTTAGTTGGGAATTCGTTACGGTATCCCTGTAAACTATGTTCTAACTCATGAGCAATTGTTTCATTTAATTCTCCAATAATGTCGTACATCTGAGTTTTTAATTTAGATGGATTATACCTAACTATCATTTCAATCACATCATCACTCTTTGAATATTCGGCATTTATTTGAAACCTATCTATGTTATTATCCACTTCAACTGATAGTTCAAGTGTAAATTCTACGGGAAATCTATTAAACTTATATCCAACACCTTCATCATTATCAGGTAAAGTAAACTCACCTTTTCTACCACTTTTTAAAATATAGGTAATATCTTTTACAACATTTCTTATAGCCTCTCTAGTCATTTTTTGTTCTTGTAATGATTCTTTTTCATTACCCGTATCAATACTTACATCCTCAATTGTTATTAGTACATTAGGTTCAAACATAGACATTATAGCTCTAATCTCCTCACGTAAATTATTTCTAAAAAAATACATATTTTCTTTAAAATATTTGTTTAAGAAATCACCTTGTTTACCCAATCTTAGAAAAACTTTTTGACTTAATATATCTCTAAAATTTAAAAGTGTTACCGATACACGAAGATAGTCATAATATTCCCCAACACTAATCATTTGTTTATAACCTAAAATTTGGAATTTAAAATCGAAATCATTTTCACCTGGTAAATCGTAATCAAATAATCCTTTTGAATACTTGAATATTCTATTTTTTAGTATGTCGTTTACTCTATCTATTTCTTTTTTCGTTAACATATTAATAAATACTTGTATTGTCTTTATAGTCCATTTTTATTATAATTGTTACATGGAATTATTAAACTCTCACCCAATCAAAAAATCGGATTTAGGATTTCACGGTAACTTATTTGGGGGTAAATTATTAGCATGGATTGACGCGTCTGCCGCGGGATATGCAATGCAGTTGTGCGACACCCCAAGAATGGTAACCGTATCAATAGATAAATGTAATTTTGAGAAACCCGCTAAAGAAAGTCAATTACTTAAAATTTATGGGTATCCTACAGAAGTGGGAAATACATCAGTTACATTATATATGGAAGCAAGAGCTCATAATGTTTACACTGGAAAACAAAATTTAGTGTTAAAAACACACATCAAATTTGTACATATTGATGAAGAAGGTCATCCGATACCAATCGGAGAAAAAGGTAGAAATAGAATTATTAAAATGATAGAAGCAAAATAAATTATGGAAAAAAGATTTGATTTTAAAGATATTACATTAGTTCCCGAAACTATCTCAACTATTAATAGTAGGTCGGAGATAGACATATATAATTCTGAAGGTACCTTACCTTTGTTTGTGTCTCCCATGGACACAGTAGTTGATTTAAATAATTACAAAAAGTTTGTTAAGGAAGGTTTTGAAGTATGTTTACCAAGAGGACTAAACCCTAATAATCAAGAAATTTTTATCTCCCTTTCTTTAGATGAATTTGAAACTATAGTTAGTTGGGAGGATTGGCCTGTGTTTAATAATGAGAAAATAAAAATTCTTGTTGATATTGCAAATGGTCACATGGAAAAATTACATACTCTTTGTAAAAAATTTATTGAGAATAGAAAAACCCCAAATCATAAACTAATGGTTGGTAATATTGCCAATCCAAAAACATATGAAAAATTTGCGGAGATTGGTGTTGACTATGTTCGTGTTGGGATTGGTGGTGGTAGTGGTTGCTTAACATCAGCAAACACTGGAGTACATTACCCAATGGCGTCATTAATTAACGAGTGTTATCGAATCAAATTTTCAGGTGAATATAAAACAAAAATAGTTGCCGATGGTGGATTTAGAAATTATGATGATATAATTAAGGCATTAGCCTTAGGGTCGGATTATGTTATGTTAGGTGGAGTGTTAAATAAAACACTCGAATCATGTTCGGAGAATTTACTATTTAAATTAATCCCATTAGATGAGATTAAGTCCAAATATTTATGGGATAATTTCCCAAAACTTAGAAAACATTTCTATAAACAATTTAGAGGAATGAGTACTAAAGAAGTCCAAAAGAAATGGGGTAAGAAAAAATTAACAACATCTGAAGGTATTGTTAAACTAAACAAGGTTGAAACAACCTTGAGTTCATGGACTGAAAATTTTATAGATTATTTAAAATCCGCTATGTCTTACACAAACTCCAAAAATTTAGAAGAATTTAAGGAATCTGAGGTTATTTTTATAACAAAAAATTCTTTAGATAGATATCATAAGTGATATTTATTAGTATGAAACACAAATTGGTTAGATACGGAAAATTTGGGTATTGTAAAGCCTATCTTTTTGCAATAAAAGTTAGTGAAATCTCACATTTATTTATTTAAATCATTACCACGTTCTACATGCCCAATATCTTGGTTTCCATCTTGGTCCTGGATTTGCACAATTGTGTCTAGCTCTAAAAGATTTTCTTCTTTGTGGGTTATTTTTCTTAATAGTCATTCGTTTACCTTTAGCAGATTTTCCACCAAAACCAAAGTTTACTTTTACAACTTTTCCTTTGTCGTTTTTAACGTACACTTTGAACTTTTTAATATCTCCTTGCATTATTTTACCTAATTGAACTTTTCTTCCTTGGTATTCGGCTTCATTTAAAAAACCACTTTCTTCAAAATAAGTGCGCTCCACAGAACCGTGGATATCTTCATAAATTGGGACATTTAACCAAACTTTTTCACCACTTTCAAGAATCACTTTTTTACCTAAATCAGACTCAACAATCCAAATATCATTTTCATTCAACGAGAGTTTATTATTAAAATATAATTTTCTTGCTTCGTTGATTAAATTAAAAAACTTATCAGAATAAATTCTGTTTACATTTTCACTTAATCTCAAATTATTGTTAAGGTGATATCTCATATTATCTGAAACTTTTACATCTTCAGTTAACCTCATAGGAGGATTTTTATATTCATTGAGAACTTTTGAAATTATTAAGTCGATGTTTTTCATACAAAAACGTTTCTTAATAAATAGTTGTTTATTAAACAAAAAGTGTTTATATTTGTACTATGGATAAAATTTTATATATTGTTCGCGGGATACCTGGTTCAGGAAAATCAACATTTGCTAAACAATTGACATCGAACGTATTTGAGGCCGACCACTATTTTTATGATAACGATGGTAATTATAATTTTGTCCCTTCAGAAATAAAAGAGGCTCATAAAGAATGTCAAGAGTTTGTTGGACATGCTATGACATCGGGTATCAAAGAAATTGCGGTGTCCAATACCTTTACACAAGATTGGGAAATGGAACCATATTTCAAACTTGCAAAAGAACATGGATATACGGTCTTCAGTATTGTGGTTGAAAATAGGCACGGTGGTGTTAATAAACACGGGGTTCCTGAAGACAAGTTAGAACAAATGAAAAATCGTTTTGAATTTAAGTTATGATAAAATTTTTAAGTCTTATAGTTGGTGCGATTAAAATATACATTGTATTCAAAGTTGTATACGTACTTTTTATGTACACCACAGACCCTTCAGAATACAATATCAACGAGATTATATATTGGTCAGGATTCATGATTTTTGATATCTGGATTACAGGTATGATGCCACCTATTTCCGATGAGAAAAAGGAGAATGATGATGACGATTATTTAGAGGGTTCTCTTAAGTAAAAATATAACCCAAAGCAAAGAGCCGAAACGCAATATAAAATTAAATTTGCCCACCACAAACTTCCTGTCAGTGAGTACAGTTGATACTGAATGATATCGAACCCAAATGGATTGAAGAACATTCCCATCATTAAAAATTTTACCGAAAGATTTTCTTTGAAGATTTTCTTCCACGTCTTTATCGCTACTGTCATCTTCCATTTAAATGGATTTAAAATTTATGGTATAAAACTCGCAGATTAATTTATCTAAATTATAAATACAACTATTTACGAATAAATCATCTTGTAAATATATTTATATAAAAAGAATTTTATGAAAAAATACTTGATACATGAGGCTAAACTTCGAAGTATTATTAAAAAATACATAAACGAAGAAAATAGTATGGAACCAAAAAGTGAAACAACTGAGGAAAAATTAAATTGTGTTCCTGAAAATTCATTACCGTTAGATGAAATAGTTGGTCCTTCAGACAACTTTAGAAATTATACAACATCTATGTTAAAAAGAGACGGTGGGATAAATGGTATGGTCGATACTTTAGATATGTTAAGAACATTAAGACTTCACGATGTGGATGACGGTGGTCAACATTTGGCATATAATCTAATGAATCACATTAATAAATTTAGAAATAAAAATTATTTTGATGAGACCTCTGGTAAATGTAACAAAGCTATGGACAAGGTAGTTGAGTTATATAAGGAAAACGAACACGGAGAAGATTTAGTTAAGGATATCGAGAAGGTTCTTAAACATTCAGATACCGCTCCAAGAGCTAAAGAGTATCTGAAAAGATGTTTGGTATTAGTCAAAGAAAAATAATCCTCTTTACAGAGGACTTTTAGGACCGTTACTGTTAAGGTAATAAAACAAAGGGGAGGTTCGCTACTATCCCCTTTTTTATTGATATTTATAAATGACTAAAATAAACCGTATAAAATCAATAAAATGGCAAAAGGAAAATCAACCTCATCATCTTCAATGAAAGTAAGCTTTGGAAAAAAAACTGTTGGTAAACTTAAAAAAAAGTATGGACCAAAAGAAGAAAAACCAAAATCTTATAAAGGTCAAGGAAGATAATAAACTAAATTAAAATAAAAATCATGATGAAACATTATTGGTCACCAACACCTAAAAAGTGGAGAAAATTAGGTGATTCATTATTGGCAGTTGCTACCGTTATCGCAATCGGTGGTATTTGGCAATGGGATACTTTAAAAGAACTATTCACGGTTACTGAATTAAGAGCCATGATAGGTGCTTCAATCGCTTTAGGTGTAGTTGGTAAGTTTTTAACTAACTTTTTTAAGGAAGACGAAACTACTGAAGAATAAAAAAACCCCGAAAGGGGTTTTTTATTTAAAATAATTTAATATTTTTTCTTTTACTCCTGATTGTTTAATCCCTTCATTAGATTTTGGTGTTAAAACAAAATTATCAATTGCCCATTCATCTTTCCAAGGCTCACCAATTTTTCCCATATTCAAATCATCTACAGAAACCCAATGTGTTACTTCAGGATTATCGTGAAGGTATTGTTTTATTTCAATAGTTCGTATTTGTTCCGACTCCCATCGTCGTGACCATAAAAAATTACTATCGTAATCTTTACAATTTTGTATGTTTGGTGTTAGAGCAATTGGTCGTTTGATAATCCCTTGACTTTCGTAGTAATCACCAAGTTCTTCTAATGTTGCGTGTAACTTCCAATCAGAACTTACAACAATTTCACAACCTGTTTCTTCTATTATTTCATTAAGTATCTTAATTGCCTTTTTATCGAAGTCATCAAAACGATATTCTACAGGAACATCTTTTTTATCTTTACTACTATCAGGGTTTTCACTACGATACTTTGCCCATTTCTTTGTTCGTCCACCCCAATTATTGGAGAGACAAATTACTCCATCATGGTCTAAAAATAATACTTTCATAACTTATTTAATTTTGAACGCCGCCATCATAGGACGTTTTGTTTTTATCGCATCTTCAGGGTTCCCGATAACAACTCCATCTTTAATTGTAAACGCATGTCTTCTAACTAATACGAAGAATGTTCCTTTCGGGTTTTTCTTTACAAATGTACCAACAGTCATTTGTCTTTTTTTGGTTTCACCTTTTACTTTAACATCATATGAAAGTGAAAATGGGTATATAACACTTTTAATTTCTGTCCCAATAGGGAGTATTTTTTTACCGTTAACCTTGAACATGCTCTCAGAAAGTTTAACCATCTTAGATGCGGTGAAATATGTACCTTTTCTTGGTTGTCTTTTAAACTCTTCAGCCACGTATTTATGAGCATAATCATAAGTTACATCAAAAGAGGAAGCGAAAGCCCTAACAACACAATCATTTGTTTCTGTTCTTGCGGTTAAAGAATCACTATAACCTTTAATCGCTATTCCTGTCATTTCGTATGGTAACTTTGTTTTCATATCACAAAGATAATAAAAAACCCTGAATTATTACTCAGGGTCCTTTATTTTTTTTTTCGGATTATTTACCAACTTCCTCAAATTCCACATCTGACCCATCAAAATTAATGTCCCCCATTTGGTCATTTACCTGACTATATAAGTCTTGTGTAATTTTTTGAAATTTAGTGTTCACTTCATCTGTCGTTGATTTGATAGACTCAATATCTTTATTTTTATGAGCCTCTTTTAGTTTTTCAAGTGATTCCACTATTTCCGATTTTTGTTCTTCTGAGATTTTATCATCAAGGTCTTTTAGTGTCTTTTCAACATTAAATATCGTACTATCAGCCCCGTTTAAAATCTCTGCTTCTTCTTTTGCCTTTTTATCCGATTCCGCATTTAACTCCGCTTCACGTTTCATATTCTCAATCTCATCTTTTGATAAACCTGATGAAGCTTCAATACGAATTGTTTGTTGTTTGTTTGTCCCCTTATCCAACGCTGATACATTAATTATACCGTTAGCGTCTATATCAAATGTTACTTCGATTTGAGGAACCCCTCTCATTGATGGTGGGATACCGTCTAAATGGAATCTTCCGATAGTTCGGTTATCTTTAGCCATTAATCTTTCACCCTGTAATACGTGAATCTCAACAGATGGTTGGTTGTCAACTGCAGTTGAGAATACCTGTGATTTTTTAGTTGGGATTGTCGTGTTAGACTCAATTAATTTTGTATACACACCTCCCATGGTTTCGATACCTAATGATAGAGGTGTAACATCTAACAATAGAACATCTTTAACATCTCCGCCTAAAACTCCTCCCTGAATTGCCGCCCCAAGTGCAACAACTTCATCAGGGTTAACCCCTTTAGATGGTTCTTTACTGAAGAATTTTTTAACCGCCTCCTGAATTGCAGGAATACGTGTTGACCCACCAACTAAAATAATCTCATCTATGTCACTAACCTTTAGACCCGCATTTTTTAATGCCGTTTTACAAGGATTGATAGTTCTAGAAATCAAACCATCTATAAGTTGTTCAAATTTAGATTTTGTTAAAGTTCTAACCAAGTGTTTTGGAATACCGTCAACAGGCATAATGTACGGTAGATTTATTTCAGTACTATTTGTGGATGATAACTCAATTTTAGCCTTTTCCGCAGATTCTCGAAGTCTCTGTAAGGCCATTGAATCTTGTTTAAGGTCTAACCCATTTTCATCTTTAAATTCACTTACTAACCAATCAATAATTACTTGGTCAAAATCATCACCCCCAAGATGGGTATCTCCATCTGTTGATAGTACTTCAAACACACCGTCACCTAAATCTAAAATAGAAACATCGTGAGTTCCTCCACCACAGTCAAATACCACAATTTTCATATCCTTAGACTTTTTATCAAGACCATACGCCAACGCAGCGGCCGTAGGTTCATTAATTATTCGTCTAACATTTAACCCCGCAATCTCACCTGCTTCTTTAGTTGCTTGTCTTTGGGCATCATTAAAATATGCTGGTACTGTGATAACCGCTTCAGTAACAGTTTCCCCCAAGTAATCTTCGGCAGTTTGTTTCATCTTTTGTAAAATCATTGCCGAAATTTCTTGTGGGGTGTATTTTCTATTATCAATAGAAACTTTAGGGTTGTTTTTTTCACTAACAACTTTATAAGGTACTCTTTTGACTTCACTTTTAGTTTCGTCAAAACTAGACCCCATAAATCTTTTGATTGAGTGTACAGTTTTATCAGGATTAATTACCGACTGTCTTTTAGCAGGGTCCCCAATCTTTCTTTCACCACCATTAATAAATCCTACAATTGAAGGTGTGGTTCTTTTCCCTTCACTGTTCGTAATTACTACAGGTTCACTACCTTCCATGACTGCAACACATGAATTTGTAGTACCTAAGTCAATACCAATAATTTTACTCATACTTTTTTTTGATTAATTATATAAAAAATAAATTATGGAATCAAGTCCATACACATATGTTAAATTTTATACCAAACAAAAAAACATGACAAAATGTCATTTTTAAAATGAGGTGTTATGACAAAATGTATCAATCAGGTGATATGGAATATAAGGTATTAAATTTTCTTTTTAGTCTTGAACCAGCTTTATTAATCCTTGGTTGTAATAATTTCATAATATCCAAAATATGTACTGATTTTTCTAACTTTTTGTTAGGTGTGAATCCTTGAGCTTCTAACATTGCAAAATATTCAGAAATAAACCATTTCCATAAGTTAGTTAATATTGGTATTAGGTAATCAGGATTGTAATCTTCTATTCTTTGGATAAGAACATCAAACATTTTATCAGCGTTAAAATTTTCCATTATTTCTGCCGCTTTATAATATCTATGTTGTTTAAACGCTTCAAACGGTTTTCTTAATCTAACACTATACATTTCCTGTACCATAGCCCTCATTTCATATGGTTCCGAGAAATACACCATTGTTTGAAATTCTCTCCATATTTCATATATGTGATTAGGCACATTAAAATTCCTTTTACCTGCGTAACTTAATGCTACGTCAATATTACCAGAACTATTCTCATGTTTTTTGAAAAATTCTAACATGTGATTTGTTTCGTGTAAAATTGTATCCCTTAAATCGTATATTAAATCTTGTTTATCATTTTCACCAACATCTTTCCTTAAGAAAACATCAAAACTAAATTTTGCACTTAAACTAGAATCAATCATTTCTTTCACATTTTTAGGTAAACCTCTTGGTGGTAATGATACAAAAGAATCTTCAGTACTATTATCGTTAATTTGTTCAGCCCCTCCACCAGTACTAAAAAGGTAATCCATTTGATTCTTCGTTTGGATTGATATATTCAACTCTACTCTAATCTCAAAAATGGGGAATTCGGAATAACCTTCTAAATCATTCTCCCACACGCTCGATAAATCATTCAATGGGATTTTAAATTTAATCGTTTCAGATTTTTTAGACTTTAATGAGTTTAAAATATAAGGTTCAATTTTTTCTAATATAATATTACTATACGATATAGACGCTCTGTTGACCCCCCTATCCTCATTCAATAGTTGATTGAATTGTTCTTCGGTCATTAATATTTTAAGTTGACTATTGCTCATTATTCTATTATAAATATCTCAATTTGGATATATTTATTTTTTTACGTAACTTAGCTCTATGAGTAAGAAAAAGGAGCAAATCGAACATAAAAAATGGGAGCGTCGTTATGAGGACGATGAAACAATCACTATATGGAGATATGATAGTAAAAAGAGTATGGTTAATCCTTGCGAGGTCGAAATAAAATATAAGGTGGAGAGAAAACCTTCAGTGACCAGACGAAAGGTTTAGTCTTCCATATTTATCTATATGAAACTACTTCAGTTGCTTACCGAAAAAATTAATAAAGAAAAATATCTTTCTTTATTAAAACGGGATATGAATTATGATGAAGATGAGGCTAAAGAAGTTTTAGAAGATATTATACATAGTGTAAAAAATTTACCTGAAGAAATAAGATTATTCAGGATAATACATGTCGAAAGTAAAGAAGATATTAACACTAACGAGTTGGGGTCCCATTACTCAACAAGTAAAAAGGATTTATTAAATAATCATTCATATGCCGATGGTGTCGGAGACCAATCCTACATAATAACCGTATTAGCACCTAAAAAACTAGTTGATGTTGGTGAAACAGTCTATAACAACGTTTTATATCCACATGAAAATGAAGTTACCTTAAAAAATAAAGGTAAAGGTGTTAAGATAATTTCAATACGTAAAACTAAGGAGTAACTTCACTCACTTCATTGTATTCAGAAATTAAACCCAGTTCTAAAAAATTTTCTATCACTGGGTTTTTTCTTACTTTAATGAAATACTCCGTATCCGTGTGTCTAAAAAATGCAATCCCCGATAAAATCTGTCTAATTTTTTCGTACACTTCTTTGTTTTCAGTTATATACACTTTCATATTAGACAAATTTTACTTCATTTGTAATAGGGTCCCAATCAATAACCCACGGTGTGTGAGAATATAGATATCTTTCATTTAACACAGATGCGTTAAAGTAGTGAGTATGACCATCAAAATAGTGTCCGTGACCTGTATGGATATGACCACAGATATGTATTTTAGGTTTGATTTGTTTAATTCTTTCAGCAAGTAACTCACAACCTAAGTGTTCTCCTCTGCAACCCTCAACATCATCAACAAATCCCCAAGCAGGGCCGTGAGTTATAAGGATATCCACATCATCAGGAATCATATCCCATTTTGCTTTTAATTCTTCACCATTACGAGGAAGATTAAATGCCCAATTGTAAAATTCAGGTTGCCAAGGACTACCCCAAATTTTAATTTCAGGACCGTCACCTTCTTGGATTCCCATGAATTCGTCTTCAAGGTAATCTATATTTTTATACCCTGTAAGTAACCCTTTGATTTTTTCAGTATTATTCTGAAAACCCCAATCGTGGTTTCCTGCGATAAATACTTTATGGTCATAACCATCAAGTTTATTATACCATTTAGCGAACTCAGTTATTTCATGTTCGTACCCCATAGAACTAAGGTCACCTGCATGAATTAATAAGTCACCTCCTGGTAAATCATCTGTAACTCTTTTGTGGTGGTTGTGAGTATCTGATATTATTGTAAGTTTCATATATTTTTTTTATTTTTTTTTCTTTCTACTTTGTATTTGAACATGTAATCTACAAGCTCATAACATTCCATTCTTTTTTTCCATTTATTTTTGAAGTTCTCAAACAGTTTATCTGTGGTTTTAATGTGGTCACTGTTTTCACTTGAGTTTAATACTCTAAGCACAAATTCAAAATCTTTATTTGGGTTCATATTTTTGTTTTGGTAAAATATTTTTTGCTTATCTGATATTCTCCGTTGTTAAAAATGAGTGTGTCACCATCTATCTTGGTAATTCTTAGAGTATCTGTTACTTCCATAATGTTTGGATGAAAGCCTTTATACTTTTATACCCAATGTGGTTTTGTACATATTTTCAATAAAAGTCTCAAATTCTTTTCCAGACTTTTTATCCTTTACGGTCATTTTGTCTCCACTAATCTTCTTTACTTCAAAGTTGAATCCCTGTACCGCATTACCTACAGTATCACCAACTTTAATGTCTTGGTTAGTTTGACCTTCATTTGAGAAGTTTTCAAATGTGTGTATGTGTTTCATATTACAAAATAAGCTATTGTTGTTATAAGAGCAAACCATAAAACTACGATTATTAAACTCCAATTGATTTTAAATTTCATACAAATATACTATTTTTTTTTTAATCCCACCATCTTTGGATGTGGTCATTCATTATTTTAAAGATTAAATTTCTACAACGTTCTTGATTCTCGTGTGCAATTTCCATTGCGATAACTTGTTTATCCTTTTTTTCTACAGGTCTTTTATATCTATTAATTTCACCTGATAAAACTCGTTTATATTGACGAGGATACTTTTTAAAGTATTCGTCAAAGCTTTCAGAAATTAAAGTGTCTTCTATTCTATATAATTTTTTAGTCTCATCAGTCGGAATAAAATCATACTTTGTGTCATGATAACCCATATACTCCATTGTATAGAACCCTTCTTGTTCTAATTCAATTAGTCTTGAAACTAATCTCATTCTTTCCGCATCCCTTCCAGCATCTAAATGATTTCCGAACTTACGAATATAATCTGATTGGAAATTTAACTTGGTTCTTATTAATGTGTAGATATAATCATGGTCCCAATCTCTATCTTCCCATATAACAGGAAACCACCTCCAAAGGTTTTTTATACCTTTAGCAAAATTTCTGTGCATGTACCGACCATCAAATTTCCACCAAAGCGATATTTTTTCAAAAACATTAATTTTTTTTACCTCTTCTTTTTTCATAAGACAAATATAGTGAAAATAAAAAGACCTGTCAAATTTAACAGGTCTTTTTTATATATAGAGGCTCTCGTGATGAGAGTGATAGTGTTTTATAAATATACCATGTTTATAAAAAAATAGTCTTTATTGATGTTCTATACATGATTTTTTATTTTTTAAATATTTTATTTATTTTGTTTAGTTCATCTAATAAACCATTCATATCTAATTTACCCGCAGAATTTATCGGATTTTTAGTCTGATTGAATGTTTTTTCCATAGTCTTAAATGTGTTAAACAATTTTTTACCATATTTAACCCACCATACACAAATTAACGTAGTGATTGTAATTAAACAAAGTAATAATAACAACAATAAAATATTCAGTACCATATTTCTTTTTTTTTACAAAATATAAATTATTAAAAAGAACTTTTCAACCCAAAACAAGTGTTTATATTTATTATTATGAGGAATTGTATGACCGTCCTATTAAATATAGTTTTTAGAAAAGATTTAGAATTACTTTATGGGGAGGGTACTATTGTGGAGGTCAATCAATGTAAGTATTGTACAACAACTAAAGATTTTTTAATTGATTGTACTCTTAAAGTAGGTAGTGTTGAGTTATTTGAGGAGACCCAATTAGATGGTTTAAAATATTTAATTGAGGAGTCTTGGAAATATACAGGTTCAGATAAACACAAGATTAGTTTAGTTTCATCTGTTGATATTGTACCCTAATACCCCTATAATTGTTTTAAAAAAATATAAATTATGAAAAAAGTTGAAAACGGTAATACCGTAACTGTAAATTACACAGGTAAATTAGAGGATGGGTCAATATTTGACTCATCTTTGAATGAAGGGAGAGAACCCCTAACTGCAATTTTGGGTGAAGGTTCTTTAATTAAAGGTTTTGAGGATGGTCTTTTAGAAATGTCTGAAGGGGAAAGTAAAACAATTGAAATTGAACCTTCAGAAGCGTATGGTGAATACCGAGAAGATATGATTAACGACATTCCAAAAACACAAGTACCTGAAGGTGTTAATGTTGGGGACATGTTACAGGGATTTGGACCGATGGGACCTATCAATGTTAAAGTTTTAGAAATTAATGAGGAAACCGTTAAGTTGGATGCTAATCACCCATTAGCAGGTAAAAAACTAATTTTTGATTTGGAGATAGTTAGCATCTCTTAATTAGATGTTAATTACCTAAAAATTGGGTTTACTTAGTTTAATCGTACATCATATCCTCCTCGCGAGGATATTTTTTTTCAAATTTTTTCATCATTTGACCTGCAAAAGCATTAGCCTCATCCTCATTCTGACCCCCAATGTCAGGACCGTGTTCTCTACCCAAAACATTTATTTGGTACTCATGAACCCATTCATGTCCTAATGTTCTTAAAATATCACGAGTCATTCTGTTTTTACATAGTATTTTAAGTTCACTATTATCAGTTCTACTACCTGTAGTCATTTTCCCTTCTCTCTCACCTAAAAAACAAATACTAACATCATTTTTTAATGGTAATTCTTTCTGTAGGAATTTAATAAATTTATTATAAAATTCCATTTTATTTTTACCAATTGAGGAGTTTTTGTATTTAACTAACACTTTCATCTTATTTAATAAATATTTATTAAAAAAATTAATTTACCATGTATAAGAAAATTTTAATATCTGAATCAGAAAAAAATAAAATAAAACAAATGTATCAATTAAATGAGGTGGGCTCAATTCTAGGTATTGACGTTAATGATTTTTTAAAACAGTTATCTTCAGGGTTTAGTTCGACATCTTCAAAAGATAGTACTGAAGATAAGAAAGATGAAGATAAGAAAGATGAAGATAAGAAAGATGAAGATAAGAAAGATGAAGATAAGATAATAAAAAATGCCACAGGTAGTGTTGAGTCTAATTGGATGGATGTCACTAAAAAAGTTATTGATAACTTTGAGGGTGGGTATTGGAACCATTGGCAATGTAAATCTCACCCATATACGGCAATGTTTGATAAATCAGGTGAAACTATGTTTGGATTAGATAGAAAAGCGGGGGCTATTGAAACCGTTAAACCTGAAGGTGAGGAATTTTTTAGAATTATAGATTCTGAAAAAAAGAAATTAGGTATGTCCGAATTTTGTAAAAAATGGAAATGGGGATACACAGGGGGTGATTTACAAGAAAAACTTAAAAATTTGGCATCAAAAATAATGTTTAAATCTTACCAACGAAATATGTCTAATTTTGTTAAAGACTCTGAAACAAAAAAACGTATCGAGGGTAACAAAGGTTTATTATTACATATGTCATACGCATGTTGGAACGGTCCTGGTTTCTTTAAGAAATTTGCTCAAAAAATAGAAAGTGCCGTTAAAGAAGGTAAATCTGACAAGGAATTGTTAAAAATTGCTAAAGATAGTAGGACTAGTAGTCTTGGCGGAGCTTGGGCCAAAGGAACTGTTAAAGTTAATAATCTAATCGATAAAGAATCAGGTTTGGCGTAGTCAATTACGACCCAAACCCCATTCTTCCACTACCTTTTATTGTTGGTGTTTTTTTCAACCCCTCAAGATTATCAATTGTTTCTTCAAAAGTTCTACCCATAACAATAACCGAAATTACAACTTCTTTTAAATGTGACAAAGACATTCCTTCAGTTTTTTTTATCCATTCTTCAATATCAATACCTTTCAAATCGTCTTCACTCAATTTGTGTTGGATGTACGCTTTTCTAATATCTTCATTAGGAAGTTCCACTTTATATCTTCTATCAAAACGAGATGGTCTATTGGTAATTCTTTCTTGTAATTTTTCTGGGTAGTTTGTTGTTGCGATGTATACAACACCTTCAATTTGTTTTACACCATCAAGGATATTTAATAATCTTGCAGTTTGATGTTTACCTTCACCACTAAGTGAATCAATATCCTCCAATAACACAATAAGTGGTCTTTTAGGTTCAACTTTTCTAAATGTTCCAATAAATGATGTAAATCTTTCAACATCTTCTTCATCTTTTACATTCATCACAATACCATCTTTTTTAATTATTTGTTGTGATATTAACTGAATTATACCTGACTTACCACAACCTGGTTCACCATACATTAATATACCTCTTTTGTGGATATAGTTATATTTTTTATAATTATCTGCTCTATTCCAAAAATTATCAATATCTTTTAAGATGTCTGTAATTTCATAAGATGGTAAGTGGTATAACTCATCTGTTTTGAATGGTTGTTTTTTAACGGTATATGTTGATAGACTACTATTCCATCCTATTTCATAAACACCTGCAGGTACTTTTGGAACCGTTGGGTATGCGGGAGCGTACTCATTGTTTTTTAAGTTACTCCAACAAGAAGGGATATCTAAATCTTTTTTTTCTTCTTCAAGTAAGGAAGGGTGAATTTCCCTTGACGTATACTCAATTGAACTATCCTCAACAGGATACTTATATTGTTCTTCCATTGCTATAACCATTTTTTTAATTTTATTTAAATTCATTTTTTAAGTCCTCCCAATCATTTTTTTTAATCGCCATTCTTATTCCTTTTATGGTACAGAAAACCTCATTAGAATATACTTTACAGTCCTCTAACTCATCATATGAAACTTTGATTTTATTGAAATATGTTCCGTCATTAGTAAATCTCACATAAATTTCTTTTTTCATACTTTTCTATTTGTTTTTCGTTCTTGTTAATAAATTTTAATTATTCTCATATTTTAATCCCCAATTTTTACTTACTTTACTAAATTTATGTTTTGTAATTACGTCAGGATTAACACCTGTTTTTTTACATTCTTGATATATTTTATCTAAGGTTGACAAATCTTCGTTAAACTGTTTCCCATGGTCTTTATTTGCCTCGTTAAGTTTTTGTTTAAACTCTGACAATTCCTTTGAAGTATAAAATTCGGTCCCGTGTTCAACAACTTTCAGTTCCACAAGAATTTTATTGGTTGAAGTTTTAATTTGGTGTGTCATTTCTTATTGTTGAATTTATTTTATTTTTGAAGAGCTTTCAAAGTTTTCAATAATGAGTCAGGTGTCACAGAAATACTATCAATTCCTAAATCTACTAAAAATTTAGCAAAATCAGGAAAATCGCTTGGCCCTTGACCACATATTCCAACTTTGACATTATTTTGTTTAGAAACTTCTATAAGATGTGAAATCGCTCTTTTGACTGCGGTGTTTCTTTCATCATAGATATGTGCGACTAATGAAGAGTCTCTATCTAAGCCTAAAGTTAATTGTGTTAAATCATTGGACCCAATTGAAAATCCATCGATATGTTTCGAAAATTCATCAGCTAAAAAAATGTTAGATGGTAATTCAGCCATCAAATAAATTTCAAGTCCCTTTTCTCTTCTTTTTAATCCGTATTTTTCCATCGTCTGATAAACTTTAAGTAATTCATCAACTGTTCTACAAAAAGGAATCATAACTACAACGTTTTCTAAACCCATTTTCTCACGAACTCTTTTAATCGCCTTTATTTCCATTC